CTACTTCGTTGGCTCCACGATCTCGCCGACACGACGATAGACCGTCTCGGTGATGCGCTTGTCGGTGTGTCCAAGCAGCCTGGATGCCCGGCCGAGGTCAGCAATTTCAGAGGCTGCCTTCGGGCGGATGTCTCGGAACTGAAACTGACGAATCGCGGTGGCCAGGGTCTCGTCGAGTTCCTCCAGCGCCGCGCCGGCGGCGGCCGACCGTGCTTCGTCAAAGCGAATGCGCAGCATGGAGGATGTCATCCGGCGCCCATCGGGCGTAGTGATCAGATACGGGCCGGCTACGCCGCGCTGGCGCCGCTGCTCGCACAGCCGCGCAACGAGTTCTCCAAGCGCCGTCGGGCTGCCGTCGACATCGAGCATGATGCGCAACTTCTTCGACGTCTTGCCCTGGGCGATCTGCAGGTGCCCATCCTGAATGTCCGCCTCCCGAATGATCAGCACGTCGCTCGGTCGCTGGGCGGTGAGATAGGCAAGGTCCATTGCGTCGCGGAGTTCCGGTGGCGCCGCGCCGTATACCGCGTTCCAGACCTCGGCCCTGGCGTAGAAGTCGCGCGGCGTCTCGCGGTTCTTGCGAACCCCCTTCACCGGGTTTTCAGCCGTGACGATTCCCCACTCCCTGGCGATGTTGAAGATGTGGGAGAAGAGGGATAGCTCCCTGTTCGCCCGAACCTTCGCGGACCGCTTGTCCCGGTACTGTGCCAGCACTTGGGGGGTGAGCGCCTCGACCGGCGCTTCTGAAAACGCCTTTCGCAGTTGCGTCAGAGAGAGGAGGTTGTCCTTTTGGGTGCGTGGCGCTTTCCCGGGGATGATCTCTTTTTCGTACCGGTCGAACACGTCACCCCATTTGCGCAGGGTCTTCGGAGCCGGACTGGCATCCAGCCGCGCCCACTCCAGCTTTGCCAGGTCCAGGTCGGTGCCGAGCGGGATTTCCTTCCTCTTTCCGTCTTCGCCGCGGCCGTCGTAGTAGTAGCCAACCCACAACCTCCCTCCTTTTAGCTTCCTGGTCCGGCGAATCATCCGGGGCGGGAGATCCCTGTTCTTCGGCTGCTTCGGCCGCATTTCAACTCACCTTCGACAGATCCAGCGTCCACGGTTCCTGTACAGCGACCGTTCCGTTCGGCTTCACTCCGGCCAGCCGCAGGCGGGCATAGATCCGCCCGACGACAGGTCGCTGCGCAGCATTCAATTCGTACTTCCAGCCATGAGATGCCAGCCACTCGACCTGTTTTTTCGATGACTTGGCGCCGATCATGGCCTCCAACTCCTCCTTCGAGAGGAACTCAGATGGGGTTTCCATGGGCAATGCCTCTCCGCCCAGGCGGATCGCCCGGGACCGAAATTGAGTGTTAGGATTCTCTCCCCAGCCGGGACGGGCCTCAGGAAGAGGCCGTGGTGGCTCCCGGCTGGGGATTTTGCGATATGCCTGCCCGGTCGAGACGTTCGATCTCAGCCAGCGCCAGGGCACAGGCCTTGACCAGATCACGGCGCGCACTGGTCGGCTTCCACCACTGTTCATCCCAGGGCCATGCGAGCGACACCAGCAGGGCAGCGGTTCCATCGTTCGGAGCGCTGGAGCCGGCCAGGGCGTAGCAGGCGGCGGCGCGGGCCATCTCGCCGTGGCTGTGCGCATCGTCGTGCTCCGGCGTCCATCCCTCGGCGGTGATCTGCCGGCGGCGCTCTGCCTGAACGTCGAGCCATGCCTGCGGCACTTCCTTGCCGGGCGCGGCGGCGAGAGAGCGCAGAGCATCATGGATGGCTCGCAGATCATCGTCGGTCGGCTCCTTGCGTAGGTACAGAACGACCGCGCGCGGATGACCAGTGTCGCGTCCGATCCCTGACACTTCCGGCGCGCTGTGCTGAGCCTGGGCGGGCGGCTTCCGGTACAGCTCGACCACGCTCCCGCCGTGGTCGGCGACCTGTGTCAGGGCATCGCCCAGCGTGTTGTGAAGGCCCGAGTGGTCGGTATCGTCGCAGTCGGCGAAGTAGTAGAACGGCTCCTGCTTCTCCAGATCGGCCAGCTTCGCCTCCACCTCCGCGACCCTGGCCAGGGCGGCGTCGCGCTCTGCCATGCGGCCCGAAACCAGACCATCAAGACGAGCAATTTCCGCTTCCCGTTCCCGGATTTCGTTCTGCAAGGCTCGGTAGGTTTCCTGGCCGGAATCCATGTAATCGTTCTTGTGCTGGCGGAGCTGGGCTATCACCGCCCGCAGTTCCCCGACGATGCACTCATGCTGGGCGATGGTCATAAGCGGCCGGCGTTCGACGGTGTAGGAGCGTTCGAACTCCTCGCCTTTTCCTGGGTGCCAGAGACTCCAGCCAGTTTGCGGTCCTGCGGTGACGCGGTATTGCCACGCCACAACCTCCGGCCGCTCCGCCTCTGCCTGCTCAGGCCTGAGTGCTTCAGCGGGCGCTTCGTTGAACGCTTCAGCATGCGGGGCTAGGTTGAGCGGGTCGAGTTGCTCGCGAAACGCCTGGAGCCGCTCGATGCGCTCCGCCTCTTGCTCCGGAGTGGACTCGAACTCGTACAGCCGCTGGGCGGCTTCGACTACCAGCCGCGACGACACGCCAGCGCTGAAGCGGACGCCACCGACCTTGGCTGGCTGTTCCAGCTTGGGCCAATGGTTGAATGCTCGACGGGCGAGGGCAATGTCGCATACCGCAGCTGGAACAGGCTGGCCGTCCTCGCCCTCGAGTTCGTTGGCCAGCCACTCTTCGAAGCTGGCTTCCGATCGAGCCGGCGCCTGGTCCTTGATCATGGCCAGCAGGCTCTCGGCTGAGGAGTGAACGTCGTCGAGGTCCGTCGACCAGCGCTGCGGGCTGGTGTCGTGGATGTTGTCCAGGGCTTCGACGATGCCGCGCAGGCGGGTGGCGCACTGCTCGATCAGTTGGTGTTGGGTAGAGGACATTGTGGTGTCTCCGGTTGCTCCGGCGCCGGCGGCCGGCAGCGGAAGCATTTGCACAGGCCTATCCGTTGGCCCGTGGTGCGGCAGATGGTGGGGCGGTTCATTGCGGTGCTCAGGTAAGTTCGAACGGCGGTTGCTGGTGAATCGGGGTTGGATGGCTGGTGCGCGGAACCTTGACGCCGTGATCGGCGAGGAAGCGCTGGGCGAGTTGGCGCAGTTGGTTCTCGCCAAGGTCGCGGCGTTCTACCAGGTGCTCGCCTGGGTTGCGCACGCCCTCGATCTGCTCGAGCTTGACTCCCAGAACGTCGGAGACGATCGGGTCGCTTCCCTCGTTGGAGATCAGGAAGAACGCTTGCACAGGCTCGCGCTGGCCGTCGCGGTGTATCCGGCCGATGCATTGCTCATGCACGCCCGGCGACCAGTCGAGTTCGCCGAACACCACCGTGCTGCAGGCGTGTTGCAGGCCATCGATGCCTGCGCCGGCGCGTAGGCTGATCAGCATCAGGCGGCTGTCGCCGGCGACAAATGCGTCCTTCGCGGCCTGTTTCTCCTTTGGCGACTCGGTGCCGGTGTACATGACGGGGTTGTAGTCGGCCAACTTCTCCCGCCAGATGCTGTAGACCTCACGGTGCCAGCCGAACAGGAGCACCTGCTGTCCGCTTTCCAGTAGCAGGCGGACGAACTCCGCGACGTATGGCGCCTTCGCGACGCCAGTGGCTTGGCGCACCAACTGGTCGAACTCGCCGGCCGCACGCATCTTCTCGCCGCGGTAGGCCTCGTTGTGAGCCAGGATGGTCTTGGCCAGTGCTACCGCGTCGCCGGTGATCCGCTCCAGGGCCGCGCCGTCCGACTCGATCTCGTGCGGGATCTTCGAGAGCGCCGGAAGTTCTCGGCCGACCTCGGCCCGGGTGCGCCGGAGCATGATTCCCTCCCGACGCAGGTAGGCGCCGAACTGCTCGGCGTCCTTCAGGCGTGGTTTTTCGCCAACGCTGCCGCCCACGCACCACTCGCGCAGGAACTCGTCGTAGCTGCCCAGGCAGTCCGGGATCAGTGGGTTGACGACGTGGTAGAACTCGGAGCCGTAGTTGTAGATGGGCGTCGCGGTCAGGCCCATCCGCAGGCGTGCCTGCCCGGCCAAGTACTCGCAGGCCTGGTAGATATTGCTGCTTGGGTTCCTGAGCTGCTGGCATTCCTCGAAGACCACGTACTGCACGATCTCGCCCAGGACATCGGCCCAGCCCCTGAGCTTGTGATAGCTGACAAGGATCACGTCGGGCAGCGTGTCCCAGAGGTCCGGGATGCGCTGGCGTGGCTGGCGGACCAGCGGGTAGGGTTGGCCCTTGCGGATGTGATGCACGCGCAGGTTCGGAGCGAACTCGGCGAGCTTTTCCGGCCAGTGGTTCGGGAGGGCGGCAGGGTAGACAACGACCGCCGGCAGGTTGCCGGGTTCCGCCATCGGGCATATCCCAGTGATGGTCTTGCCCAAGCCCAAGTCGTCCGCCAGCAGCAGGCCGCCGCGGATCGTGACCTGGGCGCCTGCGAAGCGCTGGTACTCGCGCGGCGGCTTGGCCAGCTTGAATGCCGGCAGCGGGATCCGCCCAGCGACCAGTTCGGCCAGGTTCTGCTCCATCTGATGGTGCTGCTGCGCCAACTGCTTGAGCGATTCCTGTGCGTCCGTGTCGATCTCCATTGGGTAGCGCTGTAGGAACCACAGCAGTTCCCGGCTGTTTTCGGGGCTGCCGAGCAGGTCGATATGCTCACCCGGAGCCTGCGGCACACGCGGAAATACCCGCTTCAACCTGGCGCGCACCTGTGGTTCGCATGTGATCCGCCAGTACCGGCCGTTGTAGACGATCCGGCCGTAGGTGGTTGATGTCATAGCGTTTGCCTTCTCAGCCTGACAATGTGGAAGGGCTTGCCCGCCAACTCCGGCCGTTTGGCCATGGCGGTATCGGCCCAGCGTTGAGTGCTGGCGAGCAGCACAGCGTGGACCTGCGGAAGGGCCAGGTAGCGCTGGCACTGCCGGAGTGCGGCGGCGAGGGAGCCGTCTACTTTCACCTCGATGACGATCCCCTCCAGCCAGAAGTCCGCGCGGTTACGTGCGTCGAGCGCCACCTCGCGCTCATGCTCGAAGCCGGCGCCGGTCAGGACGGTGGAGAGAGCCTGGTGAAGCTGTACCTCGCTGCCGTATCGGTAGTGGTACCCGCCCACCAGGGACGCCAGGCGGGACAGGTGCATGTGGTACTCGGCGCTCATCGTGCATCCTCCGCTGGACCGGTGATGTGCTCCGCGTGCAGAGCGCGCATTCCGAGGTTGGTGGCCACGGTGAACTCCAGCCTGGCGCCCTTCGAGTCCATCCAGCCCGGCAGCAGGGCGATTGCCTGGCAGGTGAGCAGCTTCTGCAGGTCGAGCCGCAGGTAGTCGGCCCACTCGAAGCCCGGAATCTCGCCGTGCTCGGCGGGGTTCTCGACCTGGTACCCGAGGCTGCGCAGGCGCGCGGCTTCGGCGTGGAAGGCGGGGAAGTTGTGTTCCGGCAGGCCGGTCATGGGGCCGGCGAGGTAGATGCGCTGGGTCATTCTCCGCGCGCCTCCTGAATATCGGCCTCGGTCAGGGTGTAACTGGTAACCCCGTCGACGAGATAGAAGTCCGGCGGGCAGTTCGCCCTGGCCCAGCCGCGCAGGAAGCTTCCCAGGTCGGCCATTGCTTCCTTGCTGGCCTGCGGCCAGTCGTCCACCCATTCCCCGGCATCGCTGCAACTGGCGTTGTCGTTCATGCTGCTGATCAGGCTGTCCGGATCGACGAAGCCAGCGGGATCGAGGTAGCGCTTCGTTCCGAAGTACACGGTGGAGCCTGCCTGCAACTCGTCGTAGCTGGTGATGAGTTCTGAGAGATCCTCGTTGTGCCAGTCCTCTCCGTTGGCGCTCCAGGTGATTTCCCCTGACCGTGGATCGCTGTAAGCGACGGCCGGAGCATCCCCAGTGCGGTCGTGCTCGATCGCCTTGTCGGCCGGCACCGTGCGCCAGTCCGGCCAGGACCGCGCCTCATTCTTCGCCTGCTTGGCCAGCAGGGCGTCGATGATCTGCGCGGGAGTGGCGCCGGTGCGCCAAGCCCCGTCCAGGGCCAGGATCACAACGTCGATCCACTCGGCCAGGTCGCCGGGGGTTTCCTCGATCTCGCGCAACTCCTTGCGGATGTGGTCGATGACGCCAGCGGCGCGCGCCCCTGGCCCGAACGTGCGTTCGCTGAACCGGCGCTGGCGCTCCAGGTGCAGGTCGAAACGGAACACGTCCAGCCGCCCGCGGGCGCGGCCAAGCGCGTAGGCCTCATCCTGGAACATCAGGAGGTGATCGCTGGTGCGTCCGGTCAGGACATCGAGATAGCGGCTGTGGAGCGCTTCAATGGCAAGGTGATCGTCGGGGTGGTTCTGGTTCGTCGTCATGGCTGCACCTGCTGAAGTGGACGATGGCCTGGTTTCGGCGGTAGGTGTGGGGAGAGCAGCGCGTCCTCGAGGGACATGCCTGCGGCGAGTCGCCGGCGGACGGTGCTGGCCGAGACGGGGCTCGGCAGCAGGTCGACCAACTCTTCGAGGGTTCCGGTTCTGCCGCGCACGGTGTGGGTGTGCTTTTCCTTGCGTGCCTGGCGGGCCTGGTCCAGTGCGCGGGCGAGTGCCGGCGTGCAGTAACCTCGTTTCTGCGAGTTGGCCCGCTTGTGGTCCAGCGACTGGCCCTTCGCCGGCCACTCGATGTCCGGCATCAGGGTCAGCATTTCGCGGAATACCCATGGGCCGATGCCCAGGGCCAGCCGGGTGGCGCGGCGGGAAAGCCCGCGCGCGGCGGACTCCCGAATGAACTGCTCAGTGTTCATGCCGCCACCTGCTGCGGACTCGGGCGTAGCCGCCGCTTCCATGGGTCGTTCGCCCGGGCGTACGCGGCCATCGTGTTCGGGCTCACGCTGTTGCCGCACATGTGGACCTGCTGAGACAGAGTGAACCGCTGCCCGTTGTGGCCCCGCTCGATGATGTAGCTGTCGGGGAAGCCCTGGGCGCGGTACAACTCGCGCGGCTTCAGCATCCGCAGCCGGATGTCGACGATCACGTAGGGGCTACCGCTGATCCAGACCGTGACCAGCGCCAAGCGGTCCTTGGTGGTGATCGTGGTCAGCGGATCGTCCAACTTCGCCCACTGCCCGCCGGTCGAGTGGTAGCGCATCAGGAACGCCGACACCCACAGCGCGCCGTCCAATTGCTCCGGCGTCAGGCTGCTGGCGACCATTTCCGCGGTGACCAGACCGTGGTGCGTGCCGCCGGCGCTGACCGTGTGCAGCGGCTCGTCGGCGGCGCGCGCGTCGCAGTTGCCGCGCAGATGCAGCAGGTGGGCGGCGACCAGGCCGTGGTGGTCCGTGCCGGTTTGCGTGCCCAGCGGTCCGTCCACCGGTGCGCCATGCGATCCCTTCCGTAGCGTTACCAGGTGTGCCGTGGCGAGCTGCTGCTGGCTGCCCTTGTTGGTGATGGTGCTGATCGGGGCATCGGCCGGGCGACTGTGGGTGGTGTTGTAGCCGCCGTTGGCCTGGACCATGAACGCGGTGGCCACTCCGCAGTCAGCTTTCGCGGTGATGGTGTACATCGGCTCGGCGACCGAACGCGGCTCGGTTTGGCCGGCGCGGCCGCCGACGCCTACCAGGATCGTGCTGGCCAAGCCCAGCGCGTGCGCAGCACCAGCAGGCCGCTTGCATTCTCCGCCGCTGGTGATCGTCGGCATCGGCTGGTCGACCGGTGCGCCGGTGGCGTCGAAGCGGAACTTGACCAGGTGGGCGGCCGCGACGGCGTGCTTGATGCCGCCGGCGACCACGGTGCCGAGCGGTTCATCCAGTTCAAGGACGCGCGGTGCCTGTCCGTCGCGCTCGCCGTAGCCAACTTGGATCAGCGTCGGGGTGGCAACGGAGAAAGCGCCACCCTTCGGCCAGGCAGTGATGGTGTTCAGCGGCTGGTCCACCGGATGCACGGCTTCGCGCGACCAGTTCGCGATCGGCACGATGAAGGGCTTGGCGCGCTGGAGCACTTCTTTCTCGATACCCTTCGCGATGCGGCGCATGGTGGCCTCCGCCAGCGGCTTCTTCCGGTTGCGGATCGACTGGCCGAGGTCGCTCCAATCGATGCACTCTGCTGCCGTGCGGTACGGCTTCAGCCCCTTGCTGGGTTTCGCGGCATGGGTCTTCTCCGCCGCCACTGGCTCGAAACCGCCGTCTGTGGCCACCAGGTACAGGCGCTGGCGGGTGGTCGGGTCGCCGTAGTCGCAGTTGCGCTCGACCCAGTAGTCCACCTGGTAGCCGAAGCCGCGCAGGGTCTGGACGAACTGGCGCCAGGTGCGACCCTTGCGCTTCGGATCGGGCACCAGGAACTGCTCGTGGCGCGGCACGCGCTCCCCTGGCTCGGCCACCGTGCCGTCGAGACGCACGACGCGGCCGGTCGCTTTGTCGCGCTTGGCGATCAGCGGGCCCCATTGCAGGATCTGTTTCACGTTCTCCAGGCTGATCACCCAGGGCCCGCGGCCGAGCTTGTGCAGCTTGCCGGCCCACTTCACCACCACCCACGAGAGATCCCGGATTTCCTTCTTGCGCGGCTGGCCGCCGGCGGCCTGACTGTGATGTCGGCAGTCCGGGGAGGCGTGCAGCCAGCCCACGGTGGCGCCCTTGGTGGCCTCGATGGGGTCGATGCCCCAGACATCGGTCGGCAGATGCTCGGCGTGCGGGTGGTTGGCCTCGTGCATGCTGATTGCGGCTGGGTTGTGGTTGATGGCCAGGTCGACCTTGCGGCCCAGGCCCATTTCCAGACCGGTGCTGGCACCGCCGCCGCCGGCGAACAGGTCGACGATGATCGCGTCGTCGGTGTCGTCCAGGGCCAGGCCGTACTGGGTTTTGAAGTCGAGCGGGGAGGGCTTCTTGAGGGAAGTCATGCGGCGGGTTCCTTCTGGATGATTTCAGCATCAGCCTCGAGCAGGGCGAACAGGTCGGGCATGGCCATCTCTTCCTCCGCGGACTTGCAATAGCCGGCACCGTCCAGGAAGTAGCGGGAGTTCAGTTCGTGGGCGCGGGTTCTGCGCTTGAGCTTCAGCGCGCAGTACGGGACGGTCATGATCCCGCCGAAGGGATCGAAGACCAGGTCTCCTTCCATGGAGTACTGCACGATGGCCCGGTCGACGATGTCGAACTGCAGCGGGCACAGGTGCATTTCCTGGCCCTTGCTGTACTGCTGGGCGTTGAGCGTCCGCATGCGGGCGACGTCGGTCCATACGTCCGGGTGCCAGGACTGCGGTGGCAGCAGCATGAAGCCGGTGGGCAGCTTCCCGGTGACCTCCAGCGATTCGCCGATGCGGACGTGGTGCTCGAAGTCGTAGACGGTGGACAGGCTGTAGTCGCGGTACAGCTTGAACATCACGTCGTGCGGGATGCCTTCGAAGTCCTCTTCGGTCAGCGGACGGTTGCCGCTGCTTCGGGTGAACCCGTGGGCGTCCAACTGCCAGCGTGCCCGGCTGTAGCCGTTGCCGCGGGTGACGGTGAGCTTCTTGTCCATGGCGAAAGGGACGATCTGGCCGTCTTCGTCGATGCACAGGGGCTTGGCCTTGACCACCGGAATGTCGCCGTAGGCGTTGGAGTTGTCGGTGGGGGGCTTGCGGAAGATCAGCAGGTACTCGGGCATGCCGACACCCATCTTGGTGCCGTCCTTGCACTGTTCCGTCCACGAGAGGCGGTAGGTCTGGGCGTTCTCGCGAACCACGTCGGTGACGATGGTCTTCATGCCCATGTAGGCCCAGCCGTGCTTGACGAAGGCGCGGGTCACTTCCATGTGGAACGGATAGACGGTCTGGAAGCCGAGGCCGGTCATGCCGCCAGGAACGATACGATCCTTCACGTGGATGCAAGCCAGGCGCCCGGGAATGGTCACGCGCAGCATTTCCGGGATCAGATAGTCCATCTGCTGGAAGAAATGCGCGTTATCGTCGGTGTGCCCGAAGTCGGCGTAGTTCGGCGAGTACTCGTACTGGGTACTGAAGGGGATACTGGTGATGGTCAAGCCGACGCTGTTGTTTTCCATGCGGCGGGTTTCGAGCACAGTGTCATTGTTGACGATGGTGTAGTCCTTGCCCTTGATCTCGATGCGTTCCACACCCATGGAGCGGGTGAGTGTCTGCGCCATGGCGGCGATGGACAGGCCGTATTGCTTGATGATCTCGGTCATGCGCTGAACCATGGTGTTGTGCTGCTGCCACTTCCGTTCCAACTGGCGGCGGATGTCGCGCTCGGCCTCGGTGTAGATCAGGTCGATGCGCACGCGGCCGGTCTGCAGGAAGCGGTGCAGGCGGTGAATGGACTGGATGAAGTCGTTGAACTTGAAGCCGATGCCCAGGTAGATGGCCCAAGAGCAGTGGCGCTGGAAGTTGCAGCCGCTGCCGGCAATCACCGGTTTGGCGGCCAGCTCCTGGAACTCGCCGTCGCTGAACTGGACGATCGCGCGCTCGCGCTCTTCCAGATCCTGGGAGCCGTAGACGCTTACGGCAGTGGGGACGGCGGCCTCGATCGCGTGGCGTTCCGCCTCGAGGTCATGCCAGATGATCCGGTGAGCATCTGGGGCCTCGGCGCGGATCTCCATCAGTTTGGCGATCCGGGCGGGCAGGCTCTCGCGTTTCTCGGCGGCGGCGTCCTGCACGCCAATAGCGGTATTACGAAGCAGGCGTCCCTGGCCATTGCGCTCGTGGCCGGCGTGCGAGTGGTCAGACGGTACTTCGTGCCAGCGGATGTCCAGTTCCGGTAGGGCGTAGCCTTCGTCACTGAACCCGAGGTCGCTGGGGCGCTGAACGAAGATCGCCCAGGACGCCACCCACATCCAGAACTCGCCCTCCTTGTGGGCATGGATGGTGAGTTGGTCGGCCTTCTCCGAGTTGCGTTTGAAGAACCTGGTCTTGGCCTGGCCGACATCCATCACGCCGAGGAACGCCGAGTACGCCAGCAGCTCGATGTATTCGTTCGGGCTCGGCGTGGCCGTGGCCACGTACCGGTACCGGACGCCATCGCCGCGGATGCCGGCGGCGCGATCGTCACCCGCGAACAGGGCCATGAACTCGCGGAACGTCTTGCTGCCGCCGAAGCCGCGCAGGCAACTGGCTTCGTCCAAACTGGCCACACTGAACCGTCGAGGGTCGAGCTTGCCATCGCGGACGGTCTCGTAATTGGTCAGGTAGATTGTGTTGGGGTCGTCTACCTCGTCGAAACTTCGGATGAACCGGACGGTGATGCCGAGCATCGCGGCGTCTCGGTAGAACTCCTGGCGCACACCCAGCGGGATGGTGATGAGCGCGTAGCCTCCGGCCAGGTCGCGGGTGACGCGCGCCACTTCAAGCTGCATTACCGACTTGCCCAGGCCGAAGGCCGCGAAACAGGCCGCGCGGCCTTGGCGCACCAGCCAGGTGGCGATGGCTCGCTGGTGCGGTTTGAGCAGGGGATGGAAGGCCGATGGCTTCACCTCGAAGCCTTTCGGCTCGGCGAGGCGGACCTTGGCTCGCAAGAAGTCTTCATAGGCGGTCATGCTGTTTCCTTGGGGAACGGCACGCACCGGACGCCGCCCTGCCTGACAGGGCGGCCCACGAGGCATGGTTGAATCGCCCACAGGGCGGCGTCCGGTGCGTGCTGGAAGAGAAAGCGCCCCGGGTGGGGCGCTGTATCGAGGGTCAGGCCGCAGCCTGTTGCTGCTGGTCGACGAGTTGCCCGGCGTCGATCCAGACCGCCTGTAACCAGGCCGGCGTCTTCGCCATCGGTTCCTTGAGCGTGCCGGCGACGATCAGCGTGTCGATCTCGCCGCCGGCGGCCAGGCTCTGGAACAGCTTCATCGCCTGCTGAGTGCGAGCAGGGATATCCAGCACGTCGAGGCGATCCAGCAGCGCCAGGCGCAGGCCGGAGATCGTCGCGATGGCCAGGGCGATGGTCGCGTCGCACCGCCAGCGTTCGGACTCGGACAGCAGGCCGTACAGCCGACCGCCGAACGTGACGTCGATGTCGGCGCTGATCTGCACGGGCGACCAGCCGGCGGTGCCGGATAGGCGCTGCAGCAGCTCGTTCACCGGTCCGATCGCGTCGGCCAGGATTTCCGCCGGGATGCCGGTGGGGGATAGGGCATCGGCCAGGGCGCTCCAGGCGCAGACCTCGGCGTGGAAGCCGGCGGCCTGCTTGATGACGTCCTGGCGCTGCGCGGCGGCGTTGAACGCTTCATGCAGCGACTGCACCTTAGCCTGCTGCCGGTCACGCGCCTGGCGCAGTTCGTTGATCGCCTGTTCGCCGTTGGCGATCGCCTCGGCGCTGGGCGCCTGGGCGGTTTCGGCTTCCAGCGCTGCGGCCTGCGCGGCGGCGTCCTCGCTCTCCTTCAGGTCCCGCTGGCTGTTGGCGACGGCCCGCTGAGCGCTGGCAAGATACCCGCGGTACTCCTCCAGGCGTTTCGCCGCCTCGGGATCGGCAACCTTCGCCGGGGGCTGGTGCGCGACCAACTGGCCGGCCTGCAGGTCCACGGCGCCCTGGCAATGAGGGCAGGTCAGAGGCTGGTGGGCGGGCTCGCCGCTGGCGGCGGCCTCGGCTGCCATCACCTTTTCCGACCATTCGTCCTGATTGGCCTCGTCGGTGGCCAGCTTGTTGCGCCGGCGGTCGGCCAGCGCTGCGGTTTCGCGCAGAGCGGTGATGCGGCTGGCCCGCGCCTGGGCGTCGGCGTGGGCGCGCTTGCTGGAGCCCAGGGTCTGCTGGGCCTCGTCCAGGTCCTGGGCGGTGGCTCGCAGTTCCGCGCGCGCCGATTCCAGTTCCTCCTCGCTGACGATGGCCGTCGGCGCCTCCGGCTCCCACCCGTTCGCCTTGTCGCTGCCGTAGTTCTCGCCGGTGATTGCCTTCCAGGCGCCGCGCGCCTCGCTGGCGTAGTCCTTTGCCTGGCCGACCATGGCGGAGAACCCGGAACGGAGCAGGGGCTTCACCTTCTCGAACAGCGCCAGGTCGATGCCCTTGGCCTTCAGGCGCTTGCCGACCTCGGCCGGGCTGGCGCTGGCGCCGGTCAGGTCGAACAGCACCCGGCGGCGATCTTTGGCGTCCAGGGCGGCGAAGCGGCTGGCGTCGAGCACGAACGGCAGAAACGGCGAGTCGGCGAGCTGGGAGCCTTTGCCGCTGGGCAGCGCGACCCCGCAGGCCTGCACCTCGCCGGCCTCGTCCAGCCACTCGACGCGGGCCTCGCCCTTCTTGGCGCCCTCGGTGATCAGTTGGCCGATATGCTGCTTCTGCGCAACGCGGCCGGGCTTACCTGTGAAGGCGTGGCTGATGGCGTCGAGCAGCGAACTCTTGCCGGCGCCGTTGTGGCCGGCCACCAGAAGCACTGGCGCAGAAACATCAAGGGCCGCATGACGCAGCCCTTGGAAGTTGGTGATTTCGAGTTTCGTGATGCGCATGGCTCACTCCAGGTCGAGGGCGATATCCCCCGGCTTCTTGACGACGCGGTAAGTGTTCAACTCGCGGGATTCCTCGTTCTCCTGCTCGAGCACGATGACGCCCTGGTCCAGCAGTTGGAGAATGACGCGCTCGGCTTCCTCGGTGGTGAGAGCGAAGCGCGATTGCAGCCAGGCCGCGTCGAACACGTCCTTCTTGGTGGCGACGCCGATGGCGATCTCGCCCAGGGTGTGGCCGGCGAAGCGCTCGACGGTGAGTTGCGGCAGTTCTTGGAACTCGGCATCGACGACGTCGCTGTCGTCTGCTGGTTGCATACCGCCCCAGGCGCCGGGGTCTTCCATGTCATGGTCGCCGCCGTTCAGGTCCAGCGGGTTCTGGTCCGGATCCGCCTTCACGTCCTTCATGCCGTCGAGGAACTCAGCGGCGCCGCCGATGATCAGCAGGCAGTCCTCGTTCACCGCGTCCAGAAGGTCGTGCTTGTTCGGGCTGGAGTGATTCACCACGATGACGGCCTTCATCTTGTCCTTGGCCGCGATGGATTCGAGCTTGCCGTAGACGGTCTCGCGCTCGGCGCCGGCGATGGTGTGCACCGCGATGGTGGCGGCGTTGCGTACCTGCTGCTCCAGGCGCTCGATCACATCGGTCTGCTTGGCTTCGGACAGCTTCTGCCACACGTCCGGCAGGATGCGGATTTCCTGGATCAGGCCCTGCAGCAGGCTCTTGCCGAGCGTGTCGGCGGTCATGTGGAGGAAGGCGGCGTTGTTCTGGCTCATGGGCGGGTTCCTACTGGTTGGCGATGCGTTCGAGGGTGGTGTGCTGGGACTCACTGAGGAACATCCGCGGGCCGTAGCGCTGGAAGTTGGCGCGCAGGTCGGCGGTGAACTCTTCTTCCCAGGTGGTGGCGGCATTCAGCTCCGCCGCGCCGAGGAGGCTGTTGAACTCCTCGACACGGTCGAACTGCTCTTCGATGGTTCGGCTGGGCATGGCCGGTTACTCGAGATTGAGCCCGTCGGTGCCGGTGTCGCCGGTGTCCGACTGCTGGCCCGGGGCGGGTTCGGTGATTTCGCCCGTCTCGGTGTTCACGCCGTCCGGGACCTGGTCCTGAGACTGGTCGTCAACAACGCTGTATTCGCCGGTGAGGATGGACGCGTTGTCCTGGTCCAATCCGGCGTCGGCGCGTTCGTCCAGGGTGACTGCGGTCTGCAACTCGATGCTGACCGGCAGGTACTTGAACAGCCGGCGGATGACGGTCTTCTTGGCCATCTCTTCGTAGTGGGTGACCCAAGGCCCGTTTCCGGATGCCTTACTTGTGGCGCGTACTTTGTCGACGTCGGCCTTGCTCATGACCTCGAATTGCACGCCGCCGTCCTTCAGCTTGGCGACCGCGTAGACGTGGGTCATGACGCCGCGCTCACCTTCTCCCGGAACGTGCTGGACGTCCTCGTCGAGGCCGTAGCGATAGCTGAACTGGTCGTTCTGGTGCACGGTGCGCGCGGTGAGCGAAACGATCTGGCCGGAGCGCCGGGCAAGGTCAATCATCCCGCGGTAGCCGATGATCAACTGGACGTTCGACAGGCCATCTTTCGCCTTGCCGTTGCCGAACGGCAGCAGGTAGGCATGGCCGAGAGCGTTACCCGGTTCCAGGCCGAGCTGCGCGCATTGCATCACGGCGCCGAGGAAGCTCTCCTGATTGCACTTCGCCAGGGCCGGTACTTTGCGAATCTCGGTCAGCGCGATGCGCGCGAGTCGATCGGCGGTCATGTGCTTCGGAAGCGCCAGGGCGATCTGGCCTTTGATTTTCGGATCAGTCATCAGGTGGGCCAGCGTTTTCGGCTGACCGTTGTTGGCGACATTGCCGGTCGCGGCGGCTTTCAGGGCGGTTGCGGACATGCTGGGCTCCGGTTACTTGAGGCGGAAAACGCGGGATTCGCTGGTCTTCTTGAACTGCTCGAACAGCGCGGGGTGAGCTTCCTTGAAGGCGGATTGGTCGAAGCGGTTGGTGGTCTGGGACTTCCACGTCAGTACCGACTTGCCGTTGACCGTGAGTTGGGCGTGGTCCTGCATGAAGAGCTTGATGCGCTCCTCTGCGGACTCGATCTCGTACTCCAGGCCCTTGGCCTTGGCTTTCAGTTCGCGCAGGCGGTTGAACACCTCCACGACCTTGCCATCGGCCTCGATGCTGGTTCCGGCGTCACGCTCGAACAGCCGGAGGATGTCGCTGACAGCGGTTGCTTCGGGCGGATCCAGGCGCTGGATGCGTCCCCAGAACTCGACCTCCTTCTCGCGAATCGCCGCGATGGTTTCGTCGTCCCGCTCGACGCGGTACACGCGGAAGTCGTCGCCGCCGATCAGCACGCCGAAGATGCAGACCTGGCGGCCGGTGACCATCAGGCCGTGCATGGCCTGGGCGGTGTAGTGGACTGGAATGGCATCGGTCTGAACCTCACCCCAGTCCTTTGCCTTGAATGGGCTGACCGTCTTGATCTCGATGTTTTCGCCGCTGGCGGCCTCGGCGTCGATCTCGGCGGCCATGAAGTCGTGCTGCTGGTCGCGGTAGCGGTTACCGCGGCCGACGATCTTCAGGCCGGTCTCTTCGGCCAGCAGGTCGATGACGTAGGGCTCCATCCGCTGGCCACGGGTGAAAATCTTCTGCTTCGCCGGATCGACCGGGCCGGTGCGCGGCTGGACCTTGTCCAGGTACACGTCCAACGGAGTGCGCCAGGGGCTGATGCCGAGAATGCCGGCGACATCGCTGCCGCCGAGGTACTTGGTACGGTCGAGCGCGCCGACCGATGCGAGAGCTGCAGTCATGGGCTGGCCTCATTTCAGGGAGAGGGTGGTTGTCGCGTGAAGGCGGGGGTTGCGCCGGAAGCGCAGAACGCAGAGGTCGCCGCAGATGTTGGCGAAGAGCGGGTTGTGGTAGCCGTGGCGGTTGGCCAACTCGACGGCCTGGCGGATGTTCTTTCCGGCAAACTCTTCGATATCGTCGAGCTGGTCGTCGATGATCGAGCGAACGGGGCGGGTAGTCATAGGTCGATGCTCCTCAGTTCTTGCTGTCTCGCATCCGCTGCGGCGTCGAGCCGGCGGCGCATGTCGTCGTATTGCCGGGTGCCGATGGCGTCCAGCGTGTAGGCCATCTCGATCTGGCCGCGCCATACCAACTGGTCGTGGCGCGGGATCACCGACCGACGCATAGCGACGATCGCTTCCTCGATCACGCCCTCGGCGCGCTCATTCGCCCAGGCCATCGTCGGCCTCCTGCTCGTCGTCCTCGGGCTCCGGTTCCGGCTCCGGCTGGTCCCAGAGCGGGTCTCTGGCGAAGTCCCAGGCGTGCTGGGCGTTGCTGAAAGCCGCGCGGTTGCGGCGCTCGCGGTATGTCCACATCGGGATGCTCTCCGTGGTTCACCTGCATTCGGCAGCACCCAGGCACACGGCAGTCGTGCCCGGTGGGGCGCCGTGGTGGGTGCTCTCGAATGGAGGTTGAAAAAAGCCCGGCCGGAGCCGGGCGAAGAGGGGGGCTGATGCTTACGCATCGAAGAGTGATCTGCGCTGCCGGCTCTACTTGAGCTACCTCCACCGTCTGCGGTGGCGCGCTAAGCATCAGCACTACTACTACGTCAGCGGCGTGCACACCGCTTATGCCTCGTTCGTGCCTACGCAACCCTTCACGCCCTCGCGATGGGCCGTTTACGGGTTCACAGATGCGCCACAGCAGCGCAGATCACTCTTCGATAGGCCCTGGCTGTGCCAGGAAAGAGAAGGGCGCCGCCAAGCGCCCTGTCTCCACTTACATGCACCGCCTTATGTGAAAGCGGTTGGGTACAGGCTCGACCGCATGTTGGCGATCTGCCGTTGGGGCTGGCCTACATGTCGAGATCCTCCGTTGTACGCGCCGTTGTACCGGCGGGCGCTCGCCGTGGGTTAAACGCCCGGCAATAGGCCAGGCGCCGAAGTCAGGAGATCGCGGTGCAGGCCCGCAACGCGACCGGCGCCGACTGCCCTTCGATCCAGATAACCGCCGCCCCGCCAAGCGACACGCTGGCCCGGCCGACGGTGCGGGTGCGCTTCGGTTCGGCCCCTCGGTACGGCCGGTATTCGATCAGCGCTGGCGCCGGGTGCTCTCGGTTCCAGGCCTCGACCAGCTCCGCCGGCGGCACCGGACGGACGTTGCCGATCTGCTGGTAGATCTCGGAGCGGTGGATGGCGACGTCGTCCGGGGCGGTGATGCCGAGGCGCACCTGGTCGCCTTGGCTACCGAGGACCGTGACGGTGATGTTGTCGCCGATATGCAGGGTTTCGCCGGGTCTTCTGGTCAATATCAGCATGGTGTGACTCCGTTCGGGGTGACGGCCACCTCAGGAAAGCGGCGCGAGGTAAGCGGTCAGTACGGTTTCTCGACCTTTCCTTGGTCTTGCAGGCTCTTGACCTTGAAGAGCTCAGAGAGGATGTCATCCATCACCTTGCCCATCTGATTGCGCAGGCCGTCCTTCAGGTGACCGGTGATGTTCACGGCGCTGTCCTTCATCTGCTTCGAGAAGTCTTCGGCGCAGATTTGCGTCATCAGGTATTCGGCGCGGGTGACGGAGTTGTAACCACCATCGGCTCTACCGGTGCGTGGATCGACCTTCGCAGACCAATAGCCGCTTACAGTTCGCTCCAGCTCTTTGCGAATGCTGGTCGGCTCACCTTCCGGCTGCCCCCAAGCGGTGACGCGCTGGTAATCGCGCTCGAAGCAGTTGTGCACGGTTTCGTCGATTGCTTTCTCGACCTGGGCCATTGCGCGTTCGGCGAAGATCTTGTCGATGCGCGATTTCACTTCCCTGGCAATCAGCCCTGAGAGTTCGCTGTCATGGCTCAGGATCTCGTCTGCGGCTTTCGCGACGATGGCGGCTTTCAGGTCTTCTTCATTGATGTTCAGCATATCCGTGCCCTCCAGGGCTGGTGTTCGGTGACTTTGCGGCGTCAGCCCAGGCGATCCGGGACGACCTTCATTGTCTCGGCGACGAGCTTGTGAACCCCTTCGGAGTCCACCGTGGCGAACCCCTTTTCGGCGTAGTCCCACTGCTCGTCTTCATCGCCGGGGAAGTTGCTGCACGCCACTGAACAGACGCCAAGCCCGTCGGGCTTGAAGTAGAGGCGCACCTCCGGGCCGTCATCCCCGCGATCAAGCATCACGAGCACTTGGCCCAGGTCTTCGAACTCGAACAGCTTCGCGAACTGCTTCATTGGAATTCCTCTCTTTTCACGGTTGGCAGCCGGCCAGTGCGCCGACGAATTGGAAGATCACGCGGGCGGTGGTCACGAGGCCGATCATGAAGACGGCCAGTCCCAGGCCGAGCAGGACACCCTCGCCAACGGGTTTCAAAGTTCTTCTGTTCATCAGCTTCTCCTTGCCGCTATCGGGTTCTGAGATGGTTTGCGCGGGTAAGCAGCGCGTCGCAGATGCGCATATCGAATCGGTCTGTCTTTCGGTAGAGATCAACTGCTGACTCGATGACCTGAGCTTTTGCAGTGGCCCAGGCTCTATGGGCTTCCTCTGCGGTATTGAAGGTTCCGAGGCAGGTCTTTTCGGTTCCAAGGTTTCGGATCATCGCCACGAATGGGCGTCCGCGCTTCGATCTCGACACGCCGACAGGAAGGTTCGCTGCACCTCGCGGCTTCTCGCTCATCAGGGTGTTGATGTATTGCGGAACGAAGACCGACGTTTCCGGGCAGTAGAGCTTTTCCCAGGGCCTCAGAATGTCCTTATCGAGGTGATTTCCCTTCCATGGCCGGCTTTCCATCCACCGCTTGAAGTTGCTGAAAGTCAGCCACTCATCGGCGATTCGGCAGCCGTCGTAGGAAGCCGGTATCTCGCCGGACTTGCTGTAACAACGACGGAGAACCCCCTTCCAGCGCTCGTAGTAGGGGCATCCATGATGGGTTCGGATGTCCTTGATGCCGGCTCCGAACACAAGTCGTCTTGACATGATTTTCCCTCCGGATCACCAAAGCCTTCGGGCTGAAGGCTTTGGTGATGCCCCTCGGGGGAAGGGCATCGAGGAAATCGGTGTTTCTCCCGCGTTCGCCTAACTGGGCTTCTACAACTCGCGGGTGGTGTGTCCTCACCACTGCCGATAGCAGCTCGGACTCGATGTGTTTGGCCTTGGGCTTCCCTCGCAACGCCTTCAATCGGCATACAGCGCTGGTCATGGGGTATCAGTGTTACTCCGCGCTTGAGTGCAGCCCGGCGGCCCGTTGAGTAGGGCACGTACGCGCGGATTGCCGACCCGAACATCGGCTGGGCTTAGTACTGCATTGGCTGTTTCCTCCTATCGGTGTCATCTCGGTCGCTTCTCCTTGTCGGGGTTCGTTCCCACTCCTGCGTTTGCTTCTTTGGTCTATTGGCAGGTGACTTGAGCAACGTCGCGTGCAAAGCATGGGCTTGCACGGCTGGACTGTCCGGCCCAGCTCGGGCTGCGTCTTTTGCCTCTCCCAGCGTCTCGCGACGTTGGCGCAGCAGAGGGTTCCCAAATTTTCGAAAGAGCGCGGCTCGGTGGCCTGGCCGGCGGTGTGTTGCTGGCGTTGAAGTGAAATTTAGAAAACTAAACGATTAAGGTCAAGGGATTTTTTAGAAATCTAAACTTTTGGATTGAGCGGGCACAAAAAAGCCCGCGCTAGGCGGGCTATGTCCCTCTGGTTAAGGGTGTTACCGTGTGAGCATCTCGCGAAGCTTCATGCCATCAGCGATGCTCACGACCTTGGCCACTACGCCTCCTTGAGGCAGGAGTCCGTATTTCGATGGCGCTTGCCAAGTGACGGTTGAGCTAAGGAAGTAGTCGCCTGGCGGGATGTCCGTGAATGTGAAGTTTCCGTTCCCGTCCGCCACCGTAGTGATGGACCCCTGTCCTGATCGAGGATCTGGCGCCTCAAGCGCTTGTCCTCCTATGTAGTTCACTTCGTACCACTGTTTCGAGTAGGACGTAACGGGGACTAGGTAAACTGTGCTCCCTGCACCGAATTTCACATCTCCACCAACGGTCTTCATAAAGACCTGGCCAGTCAATGTGCCAGTCCCTTTTGTCGGAAGAGCGGCAAATTCAGCAGCAGGGAATGGAATTCTCGGGACCGGCTTTTGTTGAGATACGGCACAACCTGACAGCATGATCATTATTGCTGCTATGGCGATTAAACGCATGAAACCTCCTTTATTATCAAAAAGCCCGAGTGCCGGTCGGCACCTGACTACATCGCGCCGCCACGCCAAACGATACGACCGATAATGTCTACGCCGCGCATTCCGTCATCAGTGACAGGCTGGTCTGGGTATCGATTTTTGTCCTGATTATCTGATCGGATCAGCCATCCTCCTGATATCTCTCGGATAAGGCGCTTGAAGATCACTTCTTGGTCGGCATCATGCAGGGCGAACATCTTCCCGTTCGCGGGCTCCTTGCAGGAAACATCTATCAGGACGACCTCTCCGTCGGAGAGGGTAGGCCAGTTGCTGTCTCCCTGGTTGTAGGCTGCGCGAAGATTTTCAGCCTTCAGCCCCATGCGTCGAAGCCAGTCGCGCTTAAATGCCAATCCACCCTTGACCTCAACATGATCGTTTAGGTAGCCATTTCCCGACGAACCCTTAGCGGTGAGCTGGGGAATAAGAGCGTAGTCGGCCTCTGAAGGAGCTCCTTCATGTGCGGGAAGCTCCTTTTCTCCCTTCCCGGTTTCCAGCCAGGAGGCGCTGCATCGAAGCACCTTGGCCAAGGCGATCAGGTTCTTTCCTCTGGCCTTGTTGGTGCCATTGGTCCAGTGTGAGAGAGTCCCCTTGGAGACCTTGATCTCTCTGGAGATGTCTGCGGCGCTGATGCCTAAGGCATCCATGCGCTGGTTGAGTCTGTCTGAAAAGTCCATGTTTAGGATTCTAAATCCTTGTTGGTTTAGATAACTTGCATGCGACTGTTTATTTTTCTAAACTCCAGCAAAACCATGGAGGCAGCCGTATGAATTACGAACAGGCGCTCACCCACTTCGGAACAGGGCGAGCGATTGCGAAGGCCCTAGGCGTAAGCCCTGGGCGCATTTCTCAGTGCAAATCGGAAGGTGGGTTTTCCTATCAGCATCAGTGCGTCCTGGAGAAGGCATCCTCTGGCGCGCTTCAGGCTCGCGAAGAAGACGAGCCTAAGCGGATGGCGTCGTAACCATGACGGCCAGCCAATTAAACCCCGAGCGCGACGCAAGGGCACGGGAGTTCGAGTCCCTAGTCCTGAACCGGCTTTTGTCGGTTGGGCAGAAGACCGTCGCTGATGCAATCGGCGTGAGCGAATCTACTGTCAGCCGCTGGAAAGAGGGCGAGATAGAGCGGTGGTGCAAGGTGCTTGCGCTTCTGGAGCTTCAGGTCGTCCCAATGTCGGCTCAGTGTCATCCATTCGAGTACATTCAGGCGCTCAAGACGCTGGCTGAGTTGGGCCTTCAGGCCGAGAAGAAGCGGCCGGGACCGCTGGGTTGGGACTGAATGCCGTCCTTCCAGATTGGCCAGCCGGACGGCGAAGAGTTCCGTGGTCCGGACGCTCGCCCGGTCACCGAGGTACTCGATTGCGTGCTGAGCGGGCTCGGTAGAGCCGTACCAGTTCCGGCGGGAAGCGTCGAGTTTCACCAGCAGATGGCTCTGCAGGCCGCCCATCAGATCAAGCAGAGCTACAGCCATATCGCGAAAGAGAAAGCTCGCCGGGAGTGCCTTGCGCATCTCCGGGCATCGTTACGCAGGCCGAAGGAGGCCTTCCATGTCGCTCCCTGAGCCATTGGTCCCGCAGGAAGTTGACCTGCGCGGGCTGACATTTATGCCGCTGGATGTTGCCAGGCTGCGCGATAGCGACCTGGCCATCGAGGCTACCGGCGACGAATTTCGCGCCGCAGTCCTGCTGTGGTGCGCCTCTTGGGGACAGGTTCCAGCCGGTTCTCTACCCAATTCCGACACAGCTCTTGCTACCTATGCCGGGTATGGCCGAGGCGATATCAAGGGCTGGCGCAAGGTACGTGAGGGCGCCTTGAGGGGCTTTATCGAGTGCTCCGATGGTCGTCTTTACCACCCCGTCGTGGCCGATAAAGCCTTGGAGGCCTGGGCCGAGCGCGTCGAGTATCGCGAGGCCAAGGACAACGAGAAAGCCCGGAAACAGAAGGAGCGCGAGGACCGCAAGCGGATGTTCGATGCGCTCCGCGCAGTTGGAATCGTCCTGCCCTGGAACACCCACACGTCGGAGCTCAGGTCACGTTTCGAGAAGATCGTTAAACCTGTGACAAGTCACGAACCTGTCACAGTGACAGGTCACGCACCTGACACGGCTAAGACAGGGACAGGGACAGGGATTAAAGATCAAGAGCTAAGTCCTACTGACGTAGGACTCGTTGACGCTTCGCCTCAACCGGGTCAGTCGAACGACCAAGACCTGTTCGAACCTGATCAACCCGAACACCTCAACGGCCACCAGCACGGAATCAAGCCGTGCCCGGCACAGGCCATCGCAGACCTGTACCACCAGGTGCTGCCAGAGCTCCCAGCAGTTGCCCTGCTGAACGACACCCGACGGCGCCACCTGCAAGCCCGATGGCGGGAGCACGAAGCCCACCGCTCGCTGGACTTCTGGCGAGAGCTCTTCGAAACCGTCAAGGCCTCCCCGTTCCTGATGGGCAATGTCCCCGGTCGCAACGGTGCGAAGCCATTCCGCGCCACGTTCGACTGGATCATCGCGCCGTCGAACTTCGTGAAGATCGTCGAGGGAAACTACCATGCGTGATCCGTTCAGCCTGGAAGCCGAGCATGGCGTTCTGGGTGCCATGCTCCTGCGCAACGAGTTGATCGACGTGCTGTCGGCAGAGCTGACCCCGGAGGATTTCTACTGGCCAGAGAACGGCGACCTGTACCGCGCCATCCTGGCTCTGCACAGCGACAGCCAGCCGGCAGACATCGTGACCGTCGGTGAATTCCTGGGCGACCGGTACCAGGTCCAAACCACTGACGGCGTGATCACCGGGATGGCCTACATCGGACAGATCATCCAGAACACTCCCAGCGTGGCGAACGCCGGAACCTACTCGCGGATCGTTCGGGAGCGAGCGGTTGACCGAGCTCTGGCGGCTGCGGGGGACAGACTTCACGAGTTGGCGCTCAGCGAGGCCGCCCAGGCCGACAAGGTCGGCGCCGCTCAGGCCATGGTCATGGCGCTGGACTCGAAGACCTCGACGCACGAGGTGCGCCATGCCGCTGACGTGCTGACCGACCACATCGAGGAGTTGCAGCGCCGCTCCGACCTCGGCGGGAAGCTGGATGGTCTGGCAACCGGCATCGGCGACCTGGACCAGAAGCTGATGGGTCTGAAGCCTGGCGACATGGTCGTGATTGCTGGTCGTCCTGCGATGGGCAAGACCGCGCTGGCCATCAACATCGCCGAGCACGTCGCCTGCGACCTCGGTGACCCGGCCCTGGTGGTTTCGCTGGAGATGACCAACGGTGGCCTGATGGATCGCATCCTGGCATCCCTCGGTCGCATCCCGCTGACCGCGATCAAGGACGGCTCCGCACCGTCCAGCCACGGTGCCGAACTGGGATCTGCCTCGCTGAAGGTCAAGCGCTCGAAGTTGTACATGGCCGATCGCCCCGGGCTGAACGCCGCTCGACTGCGGGCCCTGGCCCGGCGTCACAAGCAGCGCCATGGGTTGAGCCTGCTGGTGGTGGACTACCTGCAGCTGCTGGAGAGCTCCGGCAAGTCCACTCGCACCGAGGACGTCAGCGACATGTCCCGCCAGTGCAAGCTGCTGGCGATGGAGCTTGGTATCCCCGTGATCGTGCTGTCGCAGCTCAACCGCTCCCTGGAGCAGCGGCCGAACAAGCGCCCGATGATGTCCGACCTGCGGGAGTCCGGGGCGATCGAGCAGGACGCCGACGTGATCATGTTCGTGTACCGCGACGAGGTCTACCACCCGGATACCCAGTACCGCGGCGTGGCTGAATTGATCATCGCGAAGCACCGCAACGGCGAGCCAAGCACTGTTCGGTGCGCGTTCCTGGGTAAGTACTCGCGATTCGAGCAGCTCGCTCCGGGCGCGCTGGACGAGTTCGATTTCGACGAGACTCAGCAGGCGCCGAAGGTCACCAGCATGGCGGAGCGCTACCGCGGGATGAAGGGAGGGCGCGCCAATGGCTGACCTCCGCCCGGTGCTGTTCACGGTCCCCGGCGAGCCGGTGGGGAAGGGGAGACCGCGTATCGGTCGCGTCGGCGCCCACGCCAGGATGTTCACTCCGGCGAAGACGGCGAACTACGAGGGGCTGATCGCACACAGCGGACAGCAGGCCATGGCGGGTCGCGCGCTGTTCGAGGGCCCGGTGCTGGTCGAGCTCGACATCGCGCTGAGCATCCCTCAATCGATGTCGAAAAAGCGGAAGTCGCTGGCCCTGGCCGGCGGCCTGTACCCCACCAAGAAGCCCGACATGGACAACGTGATCAAGGCGATCTACGACGGCCTGAACGGCGTTGTCTGGAAGGACGACGTCCAGGTCGTGAAGGCGGTGGTGGGGAAGCGCTACGGCGAAACGCCAGGCGTTCGAGTGAAAGTCGTCCCTCTCCTCGAGGGCGAGCAGTGACTACAGGAAACTACAGGGGAGAGTCGAAATGAGACTGATCAGCGCGCGCCAGGCTTGGCATGACGCCTTCTACGAGAGTCGGAGCTCAGTGCTGGCGGTGGCGGCCGACAAGGCCGCGCTGGGCAAGAAGGGCCGGGTGGCCAACGAGACGCACCCCGACCGCAAGGACACCAATGGGCGTAGCGCCCACATGCTGGCCGCCGGCCTGGTGCAGGCTGCCATCCGCTCGCTGCCGAAGCCGCTGCAGCACTTCGGCCACACGCTGTACTCGCCGCTGGCCACCGGTGACGACGTGGCGATCGCTCACGGCCTGGTCTGGATCGGCGCCGGCCTCGGCCAACTGACCCAGCGCCAGGGCGAGCGGGCGTACTGGATGGCGCTGGCGGCGATCAACTCGCACAAGCGGGCGGTGAATGGCCGGGACACGCTGGGCCCCGGCGAGGTCTGCCTGTTCATCGAGGAGCGCCTGGGCTGCCGGATCGACCCCGGCAACTGGGCGCGGGACTACGCCAGTACCTGGGAGCGCCTGGCGCGCCATATCGACAAGCTGGACGCGCAGGCGCTCAGGCCGGTGGCCGAGGTGGTGGCGAAGCAGAGCGGCCTGCGGAAAGGGCCGGGCTGGCGCTGGCATCAGGTTGACCGCGATACGGTGGCGGTGCAGCGCGCCGAGGCCTACGCCGAGCGCCGGGACCATCACCAGCAGCGCTTGGCCGAACGCCTGCGCGGGATGTCGGACCAGCAGTTGGCGCGGTGGGCGGCGAGGATGAAGCGGTACGGGGAGGCATACCGTGCGGAATGGGGTGACGACGTGCTGGAGCAGCCCCATGTTCATGCGCGCTACCACGACCGGGTAGCGGCTTACTGGGAGCAGTTGCAACGCCTCGGGAGGGTGAAGAAAAAGGTCAAGAAAGCAGCAGCTTGACGTTTTGAGGAGCATTTGGGTATCGTTTTGCCATTGTGCGCAGTTGCACCCGATCAACAGATTCCCCCGAAAACCCGGCCCTGGCGCCGGGTTTTTTCGTTTCTGGAGCACCCCATGGCTGAACCGACGAGCAGCGGAGCAGTAGCAGCAGCCGGCGCCGTCGGGCTCACTGCCACCGCGATCATCCCCGGAGTCGATGTCAATGCGGTGATCGGCGGCTTCGCCGGCGCGCTGCTGTTTGTGCTCTGGGCTCACGACCTGACCATGGCCAGGCGCCTCGGCTACCTGCTGGCGTCCTGGGTCGGCGGCTACTACGCCGCCACCGAGGCTGTCGGGCGGGGCGCGACCCAGTTCTCTGGGCTGCCTGCCCTGGTCACCGCCGCTCTGATCGTCACGATCCTGATCGGCGTGCTGGACTGGATGATCGGTGGCCGCGCGCCGGCATGGCTCCAGATCGTTCTGCAGCGCATCGTCGGCATGATCGGAGGCCGGAAAGATGGTTGACCTGGTGACCCTGGCGGCTGCGGCCGTCTGCGGCGCTATCAGTTGCCGCATCTTCACGTACCAGCGCCACGGTGCCACGTACCGGTTCGGCGTCTCGCTCTGCGCGTACATCCTCGCCGCTGGGACCGGCATGCAGGCGCTGTCGATAAGCCTGGCCGTGCTGATGGCGCGCCACGCGACGCCGATATCGCCCTACCTGCTGGCGGTCCTGGTTGTGCTGCTGGTGCTGGTCTACCGCAACAAGGGCAACATCGCGCCCATCCTGAGGCTCAGTTGAGGTGATCCATGGCGCTAACAGCAAAGCAGCGCCGCTTCGTCGCCGAGTACCTGCTCGACCTCAATGCGACCCAGGCGGCAATCAGGGCCGGGTACAGCAAGAATCGCGCGTCCGAGATCGGTTACCAACTGCTGCAGAAGCCGGACATCACATCCGCCATCCAGGAGGCTATGAAGCAGCGCTCCGAGCGCACCAGGTCCGACGCCGACTACGTCGTCCGGCGCCTGGAGGAGATCGACCAGATGGACCTCCTGGACATTGTCAATGATGACCTGACCCTGCGCCCGCTGAGCCAGTGGCCCAAGGCCTGGCGCCAGTACCTCAGCGGCTTCGACCTGGCCGAGATGTTCGAGGGCAAGGGCGACTCCCGCGCGGCGGTCGGAATCCTCAAGAAGATCAAATGGCCGGACAAGGTGAAGAACCTGGAACTGCTCGGCCGGCACCACGGCGTGTTCACCGACAAGTTCGAGCACTCGGGCCCCGGCGGCGGGCCCATTCCCACCATGCCGACCATGATCGAACTGGTGGCACCTGGTGAAAGCACGGATTGAACTCCCACCAAAGCTGATTTCGGTCTTCTCCGGGCCAGCACGGTACCGCGGCGCCTACGGCGGGCGGGGGAGCGGTAAGACCCGCAGCTTCGCGAAGATGGCGGCGATCCGAGCCTACATGTTCGCGGAGGCTGGCATCTCCGGGCAGATTCTCTGTGGCCGGGAGTACATGAACAGCCTGGAAGACTCCTCCATGGAGGAGGTCAAGCAGGCGATCCGGTCCGAACCCTGGCTCAACGCCTACTTCGAGATCGGCGAGAAGTTCATCCGCACCCGCAACCGACGGGTGTGGTTCTCGTTCTTCGGCTTGCGCCACAACCTCGACAGCATCAAGTCGAAGGCGCGCATCCTCATCGCTTGGGTCGATGAGGCCGAGAACGTCAGCGAGATCGCCTGGCAGAAGCTGCTGCCGACGGTCCGCGAGTGCGACTCCGAAGTCTGGATCACCTGGAACCCGGAGAAGGACGGCAGCCCGACCGACACCAGGTTCCGGAAGAATATTCCGGCCGGCGCCAAGATCGTCGAGCTGAACTACACGGACAACCCTTGGTTCCCCGATGTCCTCGATCAGGAGCGCCTGAACGACCGGGAGACACTGGACGACCAGACCTATGCCTGGATCTGGGATGGCGCCTACCGCGAGAACAGCGACGCGCAGATCCTGTCCGGCAAGTACCGGGTAGCCGAGTTCACGCCGGGCCCGGGCTGGGACGGCCCTTACTACGGCCTGGACTGGGGCTTCAGCCAGGACCCTACGGCCGGCGTGAAGCTCTGGGTGCACGACCGCCGGCTCTGGGTGGAGTACGAGGCCAGCAAGGTCGGCCTCGAAAACGACGATATCGCCCAGTTCATGATCGACCGTCTGCCTGGCATCGAACTGCATGCCGTGCGGGCCGATTCGGCCAGGCCGGAGACAATCAGTCACGTCAAGAGCAAGGGGCGCGACCACAAGCGCGCCAACTTGCCGCGCATCGAGCCGGTGGCGAAGTGGCAAGGCAGCGTCGAGGACGGCATCGCGCATCTGCGCAGCTATGTCGAAATTGTCATTCACGTGCGCTGTACCGGCTTCCTGCGCGAGGCCCGGCTCTACAGCTACAAGGTCGACCGCCTGACCGGTGACGTGCTCACCGAGATCATCGACAAGAACAACCACTTCATGGACGCGAGCCGCTACGCGTTGGGCCCGCTGATCAAGCGCCGCGGCGCGGTCGGTATGCTGCTACCAGGAGCCCGCTGATGGCCATCTTCATCCTCAAGGAGCGCGCAACCAGCCGCTCCATGGTGGTCCGTGCTCGCTGCACGTCCTGCGCCCGCACCGTGGCGGTCGAGAACGCCGGTGCCGAAGGGACGATGGTCTGGCGCGACCCCAACCTCTCATCTGTCGAACTGGTCCGCGAGACGGACAAGCCAGGCCTCATCCTGAAATCGGACTGACCATGACTGACAAACTCGACCTCGCGGTCAATCACGCGATGAGCAGTGCTGTCGCGCGTGCGCGAATGAGCCTGCTGAGCCAGGGCATCGGCCATGACGCCAAGCGGCCTCAGGCATGGTGCGAGTATGGTTTCCCTCAGGAAATCACGTTCAACGACCTGTACACCATGTACCGGCGGGGCGGCATCGCCCATGGCGCGGTTGAGAAGATCGTCACCACGTGCTGGAAGACAAATCCGCAGGTCATCGAGGGTGACGACCAGGACCGCTCCAGGGACGAAACCGAGTGGGAGAGGAAGAACAAGCCGTTGATCGCAGGCGGCAGGTTCTGGCGGGCTGTCTCCGAAGCCGACAGGCGCCGTTTGGTGGGTCGGTATTCCGGGTTGCTCCTGCACATCAGGGATAGCCAGCCGTGGGATAGGCCTGTCACGGGAAAGGTCAATGGCCTGGCGAAGGTCACCCCGGCCTGGGCTGGGTGCCTTAAGCCGAAGTCGTTCGACGAAAAGCCGGATAGCGAGACCTACGGGCAGCCCGCCATGTGGGAATACACCGAGGCTTCCCAAGCCGGTCGTCCCGGTCTGGTGCGGGATATCCATCCGGATCGGGTGTTTATCCTCGGAGACTGGACCGGCGATGCAATCGGCTTCCTGGAGCCTGCCTACAACTCCTTCGTCAGCCTGGAGAAGGTCGAGGGAGGCAGTGGCGAATCGTTCCTGAAGAACGCCGCACGCCAGCTCCTGCTGAACTTCGACAAGGATATTCAGCTCGGCGAGATCGCCAGCACCTACGGGGTAACGCTCGATGCGCTCAACGAGCGCTTCAACGAGGCGGCGCGTCAGCTAAACCGCGGCAACGATGTCCTGCTCCCGACCCAGGGGGCGACCGTCACGCAGATGGTGTCCGCTGTTTCGGACCCCAGCCCCACGTACAACGTCAACCTGCAAACCGCCGCCGCTGGCGTCGACATCCCGACCAAGATTCTGGTGGGCATGCAGACCGGCGAGCGGGCGAGCAGTGAGGACCAGAAGTACCACAACGCCAGATGCCAGGCGCGCCGGGTGCAAGAACTGACGTTCGAGATCAACGACCTGTTCGCGCACCTGATGCGCATCGGCGTGGTTCCGCTGAAGGCTGAGTTCACCGCGATCTGGGATGACCTCACCGTGCCGACCAAGGCCGAGCGCTTGGCCAACTCCAAGACCATGAGCGAGATCAACAGCGCCGCGATCGGCACTGGCGAGCCCGTGTTCACGGCGGAGGAAATACGCGAAGAAGCTGGATACGACCCGCTCGAGGGTGGTGATCCGCTACCTGACACCGAACCGGAGGATGAAGATGCCGCGCGCACCGATCCTACCGGCGAACAGCAGTGACCCGACCGGAGTAGATCGCCTGGAAAGAGGCGCAATGCGCGAGTTCGACAGGCGCATGCGGAAGATCAGGGATGGCTACGTGGCCGCCCTGGATCGAATCCCGGCCCAACCGGTGGTGAACGAGCAGTACACCTACCGTCTCGACCAGGCCCTTCTCTCCGCGATCTTCGCCGACACCAACCTGATGGTCGACGAGATACTGCAGGAGGGCGGGGAGCGCGACCTCTGGTTCTTCGAATCCTATGTCGGGGTTGCCTACATCCGCGGTACCGCACAGACGCATGCCAACCTGGCGCAGCAATCGCCTGCATACCGCGCCGGCCGGGAATCGCTGGATGTCCTGCTTCGATCCGACGCCTACCGCGCGCGGATGGCACTGCTTCGCGCCCGGGAGTTCGAGGAGATGAAGGGCTTGTCCGGCCAAGTCAAGGCCGACATGGCGCGCATTCTCGCCGAGGGCATGGGGCGCGGAAAGAATCCCCGCGAAATCGCACGGGATCTGACCGCCCAGACCGGCATCGAGGCGCGTCGCGGCCATCGCATCGCACGCACCGAAGTCACAACCGCTCTCCGAAGGGCTCGCTGGGACGAAAAAGACGCTGCTGAGGCCGACTACGGCGTTCAGTCGAAGCTGATGCATATGTCGGCCCTGTCCCCCAGCACCAGGGCAACCCATGCGGCCAGGCACGCCAGGCTCTACACCTCGGACGAGGTGAGGGACTGGTACAGCCGAGACGGAAACTCGATCAACTGCTACCTGCCGGGGACAAGGGTTCGCGGAAGGTTTGTTGCTGGGTCAAAAGCCTACTATGAGGGGCCTGCCATTGAGCTTGTGACTGCTGGTGGGCGCGTGCTCGCCGTTACCCCGAATCACCCCATAATGACCTGCCGAGGCCTTATTCCGGCGCACAAAATCATGGAAGGAGATGATCTTCTCGCAAACCGCGGAGAGGTCGAAGATGCGCCTGGGGTAGGTGACCTGAACGACAAGCATGGATGTTCCAGTGTCGAGGATGTATTCGGCGCGCTGATGGAGTCTGGCCATTCGTTCTTTAGTGGGGTGAATGCTGTAGATCTCCACGGCGACGGAAGGCTCGTCAAGGGCGATATCCATGTTGTACGGGCCAATTGCCCGCTGACCTTCGGCATGAACCCCTCTCTCGAGCAAGGCCTTGATCACCTCGGCTTCGAACATACCAACTCTGTCTTCTCGTTGGGCCGCAGCCCTCTTGGCCCGAATCTCGTCGGACTCGATTTGTCCACGCCGAACGGAGATGGCGGCCTGGGTAACGGCTCTCCGGGCGGCAGAATCGAGGCCGGAGTACCGTTGCAGGGCGCCCATCTTTCTGTTTCTCCGCTCCACCCCGCGTTCCGTCAGGATTCGCTGGATCACGCTTCTGGATACTCCGGCCTCCCTGGCAATGGATTGTTCGGACTGTCCAGCCAGATATCTGCTGACAAGGTCGTAATGGTCAAGCGATTCGATTTTTGCGGACATGTCTATGACCTCGAGGAGTTGTCTGGGCTGATGGTAGCCGGAGAGATAATTGCGAGCAACTGCAAGTGCAGCCAGGTCGAGGTACTGGTCGATGACGAAGGGAACCCGGTGGTCCCGGCCATCGTCGAGCGCGCGCGCCGCAACTACCAAGTCATGAAAGCCAAAGGGCGCGGGCCCTGGGCGAAAGAGGATTGAGCCATGCCCATGCAGGTCAACATCACCACCCAGGTCAACAGCGCCAGCATTCGGCGTGAGACACACAACGGGCGCGAACATCTGGTTCTGCCGAGCTACACCCTGCCGGCCGGCGTGATCATGAACGGTGGTCTCTACACCGCCGAGCAGATCGACAAGCACTACCCAGGCCTGGAGGGAACGCTGGCGCCGCTCGGGCACCCGATGGTCGACGGGAAGTTCGTGTCTGCGTTCTCCCCTGAAGGGATCAACGCCGCCCACGTCGGCGCCTGGAACCGCAACGTGAAGAAGTCCGGCAACCGGGTCTACATGGAGAAGTGGGTCGACGTCGAGTTTGCCAAGTCCACGGAGGGCGGCCGTGAACTGTTGCAGCGCGTCGAAGCGCTGGAGAAGGGGGAGGACGTCCCCCCGATCCATACCAGCGTTGCCGCATTCCTCAATCGCATCGAGCCGAACGAAAGCCAGCGTGCCCAGGGCGCGGAGTGGGTCGCCGACATCCAGAGCATGGATCACGACGCGATCCTGCTGCACGAAGTAGGGGCGGCCACTCCTGAGCAGGGCGTCGGTCTGATGGTAAACGCCGACCAGGCTGTCCTGCTTCAGCCGAATTCCGGCGCTCTGGTTGGCGAGTCCTATCGGGAGCGGGAGCAGCGTCTCGATCGCGCCGCAAAGGAGCGGTTCGCCTCCGGGCCCGACCAGTACGCATGGGTTGCCGACTTCACCGATTCTCAGGCTGTGATCAGCCGCAATGGCGGTGTGACCGAGGTGTACGGCTACAAGGTCGAGGCAGGGAAGATCGTCTTCGACGAATCCGGCCAGCCCGTTGTCAGGCAAGAGTCCTGGGTCGCCATGGTGGCCAACAGCATCAAGAACATTTTCACCCATCGTCAGGCTCGGCCTGATCAACCTGAGAAGGAGGGCGACATGCCCCTGACCCCCGAAGAAAAGGCCGAAATCGTGAAGGAAATCGGCACCAACACCTCCAGCGCCATCAAGGAACTGGCGGACACCATCATCAAGCCCCTGGCCGACAAGGTCGACGGCCTGGTCGCCAATCACAAGGCTCTGGCCGACACGCTGACCGCCAACCAGCGCGCCGAGGAAGACAGCATGCGCGAAGCGGTAAAGGCCAAGTTTGGCGAGGTCATCGCCAACAGCCTGGCCGGCGACGCGCTCAAGGAAATGTTCAAGCAGTGCGGCGAATCCGCTCCGCTGGGCGCCAATGCTGCCACCGACAAAGGCGGCCTCACCGCCGATATCGCCAACCTGCCGAAGGAGTAAGCCATGTCTCGCTATCGTCGCGTGAACATCGACGGCAAGTCGCTGTTCAAGACCGAAACCCGCAAGACCGCCGCGGCTCTCCTGCCCGGCACGTTCGCCGTGATCAATGGCAGCGACCTGTTTGCCCAGGCAAGCGCCAGCGTTGGCCGCCTCTACGTCATCGACTGCGCTCACCACGAAGGCCTCAGCATCCGCGATGCGGTTCCCGTCGGCCATTCGGCCGTTGGCAACTACGTCGAAGAGGGTCGCGAGCTCGCCGTGCTGTGCCCGGCCGGCACCTACAAGAAGGACACGCCGATCAAGCTCGGCACCAGCGGCCAGGGTGCCATCGCGTCGAGCGATACCGACACGGTCCTCGGGTACAGCCAGGACGATGCAGTCATCGCCTCCGGCGAAACCGACTTCATCCGCATCCGCTTCCGTGTCGGCAGTGTCGCCGCCCCGGCGCCCTAATAGGAGTACGGACACATGTTCCTCACCCAGCAAGCAATCGCCGCCCATCCCCGCCTGATGGGCCATTTCCAGGAGTTGCAGGCCAACCGCAACATCTGGAACAACCAGAACGCCGCGATGATCACCCACCACCGCGGCGCCATGACCCCCGAAATGCTGGCCTGCAACGCGCTCGCCGGCCTGGGTCGTGAGTTCTGGGCCGAGGTCGACGCCCAGATCATCCAGTACCGCAACCAGGAAACCGGCATGGAGATCGTCAACGATCTCCTGCAGGTGCAGACCGTGCTTCCGATCGGCAAGACCTCCAAGCTCTACAACGTGGTCGGCGACATCGCCGATGATGTGTCGGTGAGCATCGATGGCCAGGCCCCGTACTCCTTCGATCACACCGAGTACAACTCCGATGGCGACCCCATTCCGGTGTTCACCGCCGGCTACGGTGTCAACTGGCGCCATGCCGCCGGCATGAACACCGTCGGCATCGACCTGGTTCTGGACTCGCAGGCTGCGAAGCTCCGCAAGTTCAACAAGCGGATCGTTGCCTACACCTTGGACGGTGCCACCAACATCCAGGTCGAGAACTACCCGGCTCAGGGTCTGCGCAATCACCGCAACACCATCAAGGTCAACCTGGGCTCCGGCGCCGGCGGCGCGAACATCGACCTGACCACCGCCACGCCGCAGCAGATCATCGACTTCTTCACCAAAGGCGCATTCGGCCAAGCTGCGCGTGTCAACAAGGTGGACGCCTACGATGTTCTCTGGGTTTCCCCGGAAATCAACGCCAACCTGTCCCAGCCCTACATGATCACCATGGGCGGTGGTTCCAACGCGGTGGTGGCCGGCACCGTACTCGATGCGGTCATGCGCTTCATCCCGGCGCGCGCGGTTCGCCAGACCTTCGCCCTGTCGGGCAACGAGTTCCTGGGCTACCAGCGCCGCCGCGACGTGGTCACCCCGCTGGTCGGCATGGCTACCGGTGTTATCCCGCTGCCGCGCCCGCTGCCGCAGGTCAACTACAACTTCCAGATCATGAGCGCCATGGGCATCCAGGTGAAGAAGGACGACGAAGGTCTGTCCGGCGTGATCTACGGCGCCAACCTGGCGTAAGGGGGGGCGATGTGCGCTACGAAGTGACCCGCGCCTGGCATGGCGTAAGCGTGGGCGACGTGGTGGAACTGGAGCACCTTCACCCGTCGCTGAAACCCAACGTGCGCCCCCTCGGCGGTGATTCTGTCCTCGAAGCAGCTACGCCGGCTGCAAGTTCGGATGTCGAGCAGAAACGCCGAGGGCGACCGCCGAAAACCGAGTGACCGGTGCGTGACGAGAGGCCGCCTGCGGGCGGCTTCGTCGTTTCTGGCCCCAGAAATGGGGCCTTCTTCTTCCAGGAATCGGACATGATCACAGTTGAACAGGCCCGGCAGTACCTGCAGAGCCAGGGCATCGACAACGTGCCCGATTTCATCCTTGCGGCGTGGATCGAGCAATTGCAGCAGATCCAGGACTGCATGGATGCCCATTACCCGGCATCGACCGCGCTGCTGATTCAGGCCTACCTGCTGGCGCTATTCGCCTTGGCCCAGGCCGACAAGTACATCAGCAGCCAGACGGCACCATCCGGCGCTTCTCGATCGTTCCGCTACCAGGCCTTTGCTGATCGCTGGAAGGCGCAGTTGGCCTTGCTGAACGCCCTGGACAAGTACGGATGTGCGACGGGGCTGATTCCCCCGAACCCAACCCAGACCGCACACGGCGGTCTTTGGATCGCGCGCGGTGGCTGCATGTGTGGTGACTCATGAGCACGACAGCGAATTGGAGTTACACCAACACTGCGACGGTTCGGCCGTTCCTGCACTTCGACCTTTCGACCCAGGAGGCCGTTTACGGCCCCGAGTACGAGATCGCCTGCACCTGGGTAGCGAAAGGTGAACAGGTCCGCGATAACAAAGGCGCCGAGTTCGTGTCGCGCCACCAGATCTACACCGAAGACCGCCGGCCGAAGTACCTGGACCTGATCCAGTTCGACGGCTCCAACGGCTGGGAAGAGATTCGCTCGGTGACGAGCTGGGACATGAGCTTCTTCGGCGAGCAGCCGGACTTTCTACTGGTGACCTGACATGGCAATCCAAGGCATCGACCGCGTCCGGCGGAATCTTCGTGTGGCTGTCGAAAACATCGCCGGCGGTGTTTCCGAGCGCGCTGTTTATGAGGTGCTGAGCCAGGGAGCGACAATGGCGCAGACCATGACACCGATCGACACATCGACTCTGGTCAACAGCCAAACGGCCCCCCAGATCACTGTTGGCCCAAACGGGGTAGAGGGTAGCGTCGGTTACACCGCTGCCTACGCAGCAGCAGTCCACGAAGCACCAGGCACTCTTGCCGGCCAGCCACGGGACGAGAACGACCCTAGCCGGGGAAACTACTGGGACAAGAATGCGGAGCCTGAATTTCTCACGAAGGGCTTTGACCAGATCATTCCAGCCATCCCGGCCATCCTCCGCAGGACATACCGCGTATGACCCCCTACGACGCCTTCCAGGACTGGCTGGCTTCGATCCTGGGCGAGGGCTACCAGTATAGCCGTGGGATGTGGGTCGACCACCCGTCGCTCGACTCGGCATTCATCGCAGCGATCCAGCAAACCGGCGGCCCCCCGACTCAGGTCGACGTCCGTCGCCTGCGGTTCAAGGTGATCCTCCTCGGCCCGAAGGGCGTCAGGAAACACGTTGTCGACGTCGGCAACTCAATCGAGACCCTGGCGCAGGCAGCGCTTGGTGACAGCGTCCCCTGTGGCGCCGCATCTGTTCGGGCAATCGGCGAGCCGATAGGGCCCGGATACACCACCGAAAACCGGGCCTGGTACAGCCTGGACCTTGAAGTTCTCTATTAATCAGGAGGCCAGACATGGCTTGCAAGAAGCTCAAATTTCCGGGCCGCGACGTCGTGCTCGAGTATTACATCGGGTGCGGCGATGCGCTGCCGGCGGAGAATGACTGGCGCCGTTTCGGGTCGCTCCGCACGAAGGAATTCACCGTCGAGTGGGACACCATCGACGCGACTGATTCCGACTCGGTTGGCGCACTGCGGGAGAACCTGGCCAGTTTCCAGACGCTGACCATTTCCGGTGACGGTACCGTGAAGGCCTCCGGTGCCGGCGCGCAGAACCTGATCGACCTGACGAAGCATGTCGTGAAGCCGGACGCGACCGGCGGACAGCCTGTTGTCTGGATGCGCATGACCTTCCCGGACCTGACCTTCACCGCATTCATGCTCATCAGCAACCTCAGTCGCTCCGCGCCGTACGACGATGTCACCACCTACAGTTTCGAGGCTTCGGCGACCGCTTCGGACTTCGGCCTGATCGTCGAGGACACCCCTGACGCAGATGCTCCGGACCCGACCAGCATTCAGGTCGTGCCGGAGACTCTTTCGCTGACCGTTGGCGAGGGCTTCAACTTCGAGGGCGTCGTGCTACCTGTTGGCGCTCCGCAAGGCCTGCGCTGGACTTCCAGTGCGCCGACCGTGGCCGCGGTGAACGCGGTTACCGGCGAGGTGAGCGCTCTGTCGGCCGGTACCGCCACGATCACCGCCGCTTCCAGCGTCGCCCCGGGCGTCACCGATACCGCAACCGTCACGGTCGTCCCGCTGGTGCAGGGCATTACCGTCTCGCCGACCTCCGTCTCGATCGCCGAAGGCGCCACCCAGCAACTGACCGCCGCTGTATCCCCGACTGGCGCGGCTCCTGGCCTGGTCTACGAAAGCGCGGCGCCGGCCATTGCCACCGTGAGCTCGACCGGCCTGGTGACCGGTGTTGATGTCGGTACCACCACGGTGAAAATCACCAGCGCGGCGCGTCCGTCGGTGAGCGTCACCGTTCCGGTAACCGTTACTGCGCCGTGATCCTCACCGAGATCGGTGAGATAGGCGTACACACGGCCTCGGGGGAGTTCTTTCTCCTGCGGCCGTCCCTGTACGCCATGACCCAGCTCGGTACGCCGGCCGAGATTGTCGACGTCTTCGCGCGCGTCATGAGCGACCCGATCACCGAGAAGCATCAGGCGGACCAGTTCGCGGACGCCCTGGCCGTGGTGGTGGCCTGTAGTGAGCAGGACCTGTCCGACGTGTTTGGCTACTACGACCAAGACCTGGTCTACCGGCCAGGAACTGCGGACGTCGAGCACCTTGTGCCTCTCGCGCGCTGCCTGCTGAAGCACGGCGTCACAGGAGCGCTTCCGCCACTCCCCCGGCGCCACGACGAAGAGCCGAACTACTCGGGGGAGTTCGTTGCGCGGGAGTACGTCGCGACGGCGATAGCGCACCTGGGGCTGAGCGAGCGCGAAGCTTGGTCCATGACCATGACCGGCCTGATCGGCGCCCTGCGCGCGAAATACCCCCCAACCGAATCGAACGCTCCGGGCGCCAGAGCCCCGACCGCGGCAGAGCATGACGCGACGATGGAGTGGTTCGACAAGATCGAGGCCAAGCGCAAGGCGCGGGCGAAAGGAGCACCCTGATGGCTGAGAATGTCGGCAGCATCTACTACACCGTCGAGGCGGATACCTCCAGCCTCGTCAACGGTGCGAACGCCGCCGATCGCTCGCTGGACAGCATGCAGGGTTCTATGCAGCGGACCGATGCGACTGCTGGGAAGTTGCAGACCCGCATGACCAGGGTGGCCGGGGCTGTGCGGCAGGCCAACCAGCAGATCGGCGCCCAAACCTCGGCATACAGCGGGCTGACCCGGGTCGTTGCTGCTTACCTTTCGCTCCGGACGCTCCAGTCGGTCATCGAACTATCCGACCAGTACGGCCAGATGGCCTCGCGCATTCGGAACGCTACCAGTAGCGCCGAAGAGTACGCCATGGTGCAGGAGCGGCTGTTGCAGACCGCCAACGGCACATTCCGGGCGCTGAGCGAGGCTCAAGAGGTCTACCTGGCTACGGCTGACACGCTCCGGGATCTCGGCTACACCACGTCCGACGTCCTGGACATCACCGACTCGTTCTCCTACGCGCTGGTTCGCGATGCCGCTCGCGCCGACCAAGCCACCACCGCCATGGATGCGTGGTCCAAGGCGCTGATGAAGAACAAGGTCGAAGCCGATGGCTGGGCCTCGATCATGGCCGCGACGCCGTCGATCGTAGAGGGCATCGCCGAGGCTACTGGCCGGACCCAGGCTGAAATCCGGCAGTTGGGCGCCAGCGGGAAGCTGTCTGTCGAGGCGTTGAACGAAGGGTTGCGCCGCACCCGGGACGAGAACAAGGCACTGGCCGATGAGATGGAAACATCGGTCGCAGACTCGTTTACCAAGCTGCGCAACAGCATGACGGTGTTCATCGGAAAGGTGAACGAGTCGAGCGGCGCCAGCCAGATTCTGACCAGCAACATCGCCGAGCTCGCGGATGCATTGCAGGACCCCGAGACCATTCGTGCCGCCCAGGAGTTGGCGGCCGGGGTGGTAGGCGCCCTCAACCAGATCATCGCCGGCGCGAAAGAAACCGTTCGGATCGTCAAATGGGCGGCCGAGGGAATTGCCGCGGCGCTACACGGCGCTGCGTCTGACGATATTGTCCGCCTGGAGGACCAGCTCAACACGTACCAGGAGATGCTGGCCAACCCGCTGAAGCGCCTGCGCATCGGTGGGAAAGGGCAGGCGATCGCGCTGTTCAGTGAGGACGAAATCAAGGCGAACATCGCCGCGACACAAGCGCTGATCGACCAGTTCTACAAGGACCAGGAGAAGAAGCCTCCGGTAGTCGTGCCGAATGTGGCTCCACCATCCACCCAGGGGAAATCGGGCGGTAAGACAGGGACTGTCAACGCCGAGGCCGCTGCCACGACAGGCACGAAGAAGCTCACCGAGGCGCAGAAGGCAGCCAAGAAAGCCGCTCAGGAACTCGCCCAGGCGCAGAAGGAAAACATCGACACCATTGCCAGCCTCGGCCAGCAACTCGCTCTTGTCGGCCTGAAGGGCAAGGAACTGATGCAGACCCAGGCTGAACTTCAACTCAACGAGTACGCCACGCCGGAGCAGGTCGCCCAGGTCCGCGCGCTCGCCGCGGCACTGTACGAAGCGCAACAGATCGAAGCCAACAAGCAGTTGCTGGGTCAGATGGACCCGATCGCCGGCGAAGATCAGCGCTACCAGACCGAGTTGGAGAACCTGAAAAAACTGAACGAGGCAAAGTTGCTCGAGGACCAGCGCTACCTGGAACTCAAGGCGCAGGCAGAGCAACAGCACGATGCCACGATGAAGCAACTGGAGGAGGAGCGATTCCGCCGCCAGGCTGCTGGCAACGAGATGATCATGGCAACGCTTGATCAGGTGCAGCAGGCCGGCACGAACGCTCTGACAGGGCTGATAACCGGGGCGAACAATGGTGCTGACGCCATGCGACAACTGGCCGGCGCCATGCTGAACCAAGTCGTCGGCGCCCTCGTCAAGGTCGGCATCGAGCAGGCGAAGAACTTCATCATGGGTCAGGCCCAGCAGGCGGCTGCGGCGACGACAGCCGCAGCGACCGGCGCCGCTATGGCTTCTGCCTATGCGCCAGCCGCTGCTGCCGCTTCGGTTGCGTCATTCGGCGGGGCGGCAACGGCTGGTCTTACCGCAATGGCGGCCGCCATCCCGGCAATGCTTGGGATGTTCGCTGGAGGTCGCCAGTACGGCGGTCCCGTAGGGGCGGGCGGCATGTATCGGATCAACGAGAACGGCGCACCAGAGGTATTCCAGGCTGCGAATGGCCGGCAGTACATGCTGCCGAACACCCGTGGAGAGGTGATCAGCAACGGCGACGCCTCCGCTCAAGGCTCGCCGCAGATCAGCCTGCAGATCATCAACAACGGTCCGCCGGTTTCCGCCACCGCCGCCATGGACGGGAACAACCTGCGGGTAACTCTCGATGCGGTCGAGCAGGACTTTGCCAACAAGGTTTCGTCTGGCCAGGGGCTTTACCCGAAAGCAATCGAAGGCGCCTATGGATTCAAGAGGGCAGGGCGATGATCAAATGGCCTGATGGCCTTCCCTTTCCGCTCAGGGAGGGGTACGGCTTCAAGACGGTTGAACCAATGGCCAGGACCGCCCTCCAGAGCGGCCGGGCACGCTATCGACGGAACTTCAGCAGCGTGCCGGTTGCTCTGGAGGTTTCTTGGCTGTTCACCGCTGAGCAGGCGCGTCTGTTCAAGGGGTGGTACCGAGACGTCCTGAAAGACGGCGTCAAGTGGTTCGAGTGCGAGCTCAGAACGGAAGAAGGCATTGTTCCGTGCCACCTGCACTTCGAGGGGATCTACGACGGTGGATATCTCGTCGGGCGCGACCACTGGCGCTTCAACGCGACCGTCGTGATGCGAGAGCGTTCGATCATCGATCCTGGGTGGGCTGAGATTCTGCCCGAGTACATCCTCCTCGCTGACATCTTCGACATCGCGATGAACAGGGAGTGGCCTCGACATGGCGACGGCTCTTGAGCGGTTCTATGCCTCAGGCGGTGACGACCTGAAGCTCGCCACGATCGAGTTGTCATGCCCGGCGTGGCCCGAGCCTATCCTCATCTGTCAGGGCTATGACGACATCACCTGCATGACTGAAGACGGGCGGCTGCTGACGTTCGTCGCCGGTGCGATCGACGTATCGATTCCGAAGCGAGACAACAGCGGAAACCAGAACGTTGGATTTGCAATCGACAACGTGACCGGATTCGCCCAGCAGCGTATCAACGAAGCCCTGGAGGCGGGCGAGTATGTAACCCTGATTCTGCGGATGTACCTGGAGAGCGATCTCACAGCACCTGCTGAGCGTCCGTACCGGATGAGGGTCAAGACGCCGGGTTTCGAAGGTCTCACTGTCCAGGTGGAGGCCGGCTACTACGACCTCATCAACACCGCCGCGCTGCGCCACATCTACAACGTTAGCGAGTTCCCTGGCCTCAAATACTGGCCCTGATCCCATGCCGAACAGATACCTCACCGCCATCTATACCGAGGGCGGGCGGGCCCTGCCGTGCCTTGACTGCTGGGGCCTGACGCTCATCGCGCGGGTTGAGTTGTTCGGGCTGCCGATGCTGACCGACTTCGGCGGTGTCACGCGGCGCACCCCGGTTACGATGCAAAGGGCGTGCGATGCGGAGATCCACCGCGCGCTAGAGCAATGCGAGCCAGGACCTGGGGTCATCGCCGCGGCCTACAGAGGGCGGCTGCTCGATCACGTAGGTCTGCTGGTCGAAGTGGATGGACGCCTCCGGGTTCTCGAAATCAACCCGGGAAGCGGGGTTTCACTCACCCCGCTCCAGAAGTTCTCCGACAAATACTCCAAGGTGGTCTTCTACCGTGATCGAAATCTACCCATCGCTCCTTGACGGAGAACCGCTGGAGCGGCATCCGATCGGCCGCAGGATGACGATTCATTCCTGGCTGACCGCGAATTCGCCCGGGTACCGCTGCCACGACGTACACCCGTTCTCTATCTGTGTTGTCCCCGCTGAGGTTGCGCTCTGCGATGACCTCACCGACAAGCAGAAAAAGGCCCATGAGGAGTTCATCCATCCCGGTGAGTGGGCCGAGCGCATCATCGACCGCGGCGACATTGTGAGGATCTACAAGCTCCCGCGCGGGACTGATCCGTTCACGATTACTGCGGCCCTTTTCAAGGGGGCGCAATCGGTTTTTCGGATGCTCATGCCTCAATTGCCCGGCATGCCGACGAACCCCGGGCAGGGCGCGTCGCTCTCTGAAACTAGCGCGCGCGGGAACAAGGTAAAACTCGGCGATGCGATCCGCGAAGTCGCTGGCCGTCGTCTGATTTATCCAGACTACATCCTGCCGCCCCGGAAGTATTTCGCCGGTCCGCGTGAGCAGTGGACCGAAATGCTCCTGTGTATTGGCCGTGGTCGGTTCCAGATCGCCGAAGGGGCAGCGAAAATCGGTGACACGTCGTTCCTGGCACTGGGCGCTGATGCCTCTTTCCAGATTTTCGAACCAGGGCAGAACGTCAGCGGGCACCCGGCATCGGTCTGGTGGCACCTGGTTGAGGAAGTTGGTGCGAGCTCGACTGGTAATGCCGGCCTGGACCTGACCGAGAGTTCCAATCTCACCCCGAACCCGTCGGCAACTACGTTCACGTTTTCCGGAACGAACATCATCATTTCTGCCGGAGCCGGGTCGTTCCCCTCTGACTGGGTTGCGGGGACGATCCTCCGGGTTGAGGCGATGTACCCCTATTCGGTGAACGATGGCGGCGGGACGAATCGCGACGTCGTGACAGGGGATATCGCTCAGCTCGGGCTGGATGTTGGCGATGAGATCGAGGTGGTCGGCACCAACGGCGGCCTCTACCTGGTGAACGACATCACCTCAACGTCGATGACGCTCAACTACAGCAACGGTTCGCCGGCCAATGCGTTGCAGACCGGCTCCGGAAATGCAGCAATCGGCCCGCGTGGGCTGCGCTATCGGATCACGGCGTACAGCGCGCAGCAACTCACCGTCGAGCGGCTGACCAGTGCGGGCGGTGTCGATGTTGACTGGCCAGGATTCACCGCTCTCAATTCGTCTACGTCCCGAGTCACCATTGATCCGACCAGCCTAGAAGGGGGCTGGCGCGGTCCCTTCCCGGCGTGCCCTGTATCGGAGAAGACCAACTTCGTCGAGATCGACGTATTTTGCCCGGAAGGGCTTTGCGGTGTAGGCAGGGAAGGGCAGATCTACCAGATCCGCACCTATTACGACATCCAGTGGCGAGACATGGCCATCGGCGGCGCATGGACGACGGTCAGCAAGAACCATGCTGGCAGTTCTCTCGACCAGCAGGGTTTTACGGACGGCATCCCGCTGCCGTACATGATGCGGCCCGAGTTTCGCATCAGAAAAGTTTTCGTCAACCAGGGCGGCAACTCAACATCCGAGTACCGAGACCGCACCCAGTGGTACGGGATGCGCGCGCGCCTCCAGGCTCCATCGTCCTACGCCGGCGTCACGACAATGGCTGTCCGGTATCGGTCGTCTGACCGCATCGCGGCGCAGACCGAAAGCCGCGTCTCGGTAGAGGCCACTCGCATGCTCCCAACCCGCCAGGGTGGAGCATGGACGAGCGAGATCGCTACGCGAGACATCGTCCCGTTCCTCTGCTACATCGCGAAGGAGCGCGGCTACACCGATGCGGATCTCGATCTCGAAGAACTGGATCGGCTGGACGCCATCTGGAAGGCCCGCGGCGACACGTTCGACATGATCTACGAGGACGGTAAGGTCACGGTCGCCCAGATCATGGACGACGTGCTTGCGGCCGGGTACGCCGAGAAGACCATCAAGCGCGGCGTGATCTCTGCGGCCCGAGACGAGCCAAGGACAACATTCGGGCACATGTACTCGCCGCAGAACATGGATGGTCCACTGAGGATCAGCATCAGCGCTCCGTCAGAGGACGACTACGACGGAGTTGATGTGGAGTTCGTCAATGCCAACGGCTGGATCGAAGATACCGTCCAGTGCCGCCTGCCCGGCGATGTCGGTCGGAAGGTCGAGAAAATCACGGCTGTCGGCGTAACAAACCGCGACCGAGCCTGGCGCTACGGGATGCGCCGCAGGATGGCACAGCGATACCGGCGAACCGAGTATTCGTTCGATACCGGCCTCGACGCGCTGAACAGCGAGTTCTGGGATTACGTGGCCCTCGCCGGCGATGTTCCCGGTCCCGGATTGGCGCAGAGCGCATACCTAAAATCGTTCGTGATCTCGGGAAACTCGGTGCTGATCGAGTCCAGCGAGCCGCTCGACTGGTCGCTGCTGAACTCTCCAGCACTGTACCTGCGCCGTCCAGACGGAACGGTATCCGGCGGATACCCGGCATCTCGGATCGACGACTACCGGCTGAGCATTCCCAGCATCGATTTCGTCCCTGATGTTTCCTGGGAGATCGAGCCGCCGCACATGCTGCTGGGGAACCCATACCCGGCCCTGATCAGTTCAATCGATCCCAAAGGCAATACCGCTGCGTCCGTTCGTGCGGTGAACTACGACCCCAGGGTCTACACCTTCGACGACGCCAGCGCCCCCAACTGACCGCACACACAAATCCAGAGCCCGCCATAGAGCGGGCTTTTTCATGCTCGGAGAATTTGCATGACTACGTATGCCACCGGCAATCCGCTTGGCTCCAAAGACCCGCGCGACTTGTACGACAACGCCGAGAACTTCGACGCGGCAATGAACGACCGCGTGAACGTGGCGTGGAGTGACCGATTCGGCGTCTCTAGAAAAACCTGGTTTGGAGTCGAACAGCAGGTCAACGACTTCCTCGCCAACGCCGGCTTCGAGCCGGTGCCGCTGGAGTACGTCGATGGCACTCCGCTTACCGTTGATCGGCCAACACAACTGATTGAGCGCGATGGGAACTTATACAGCGTCAAGCTTCCAGCATCGTTCCCTGTAAACCTTACTGGGAACTGGGCCACCGACGAGAGTCTGCTGGTTGCCCAGGTCGACCGCTCGCTGCGTCAGCAGTTGAGAGCTCCGGGTGGCGCCGGAATGATGGGTTACGATCCGGCGGAAACGTACCCATCAGATACGGTTGGGTACGCAATAAAAGATATTGATGGAAAGGCTGAGGAAGCATCTAACTTAGCGACGACTGGCGCATTTGGTAACGCGCAGATGCTAACCAGAGTAAGAGCGAGAATATCAGGCGCCCCAACTATGTATGTGCTTGGTGATTCTATTTCTCATGGGGCTTTTGCCGGGAGAATATACCGGAATGGCTGGGTGAATCTTCTGCGAAGAATGCTCTACAACGAGATCGGCACTCTAACTTATGGATTCACGCCGCTGATGTCTCTCTTTGACGGAGCTGGAAATACCTCTAATGAAATCCACTCTATCGATTTCGCAAAAACATCAGGAACCCACTCTTGGGTTTATAGATCAAATGAAAGCGGATCATATGTTCCTCAAGGGTTATCGTGGGTGTCAAATGAGGTTGGCAATATTATAAGGTCGACAATTCCAACATTTCAGGATGCATGCACGGTTTACTACGTCGCAAGGCCTGGAGGGGGAACGTTTGACATAAAAGTTAATGGATCGGTAGTAGCTAGTGTGAATACACAGGCCTCAGTTGTAAACGCTTTGCAAGGCCAGGCTGTAACCCTGAAAGATAATGGGTTTGGGAAATGTGTAATCGAGGTTGTTACTACATCTGCCGCAACTGTTGAATTTTCTGGTTTTTCATATGCTAACGCCTATAGTCAGTCGGCTCTTCATAATTTTTCAAATTCTGGCCGTAGGCTTCGCTGGGTGGATGAGTCCGTCATCAGTTCGATGATGGCAGGAACCTCTCTATTCATCATGGCACTAGGTGTCAATGACGCGTCAGACAATGAGTCTGATACGGCGTACTATGAAGAGTTCGTAAAAAGAATTGATTGGCTGATAAGCTATTCAAATCAAAATAGCGTACCTGTAGTGGTGCCTGATTTTTTGTGGAGTTACCCAGATACAAACAATACAAGGAAGCAGCTAAAGCGACTCGCTGACGAGACTCAGGGGCTATACATACCGTTTGCCGATTTCTTTAGAAAAGGATCGCAGTCAGCAGATGCAAATTATCTTGTAAATACTCTTAAGCTCTTTTCGGATGGTTCCCATCCAAACGTTCATGGGCATAAGTATATAGCGGAGACTATTGCTAAGAAACTCGGCCTTTCAGTTAGCTCGAAAAAACAAGCGCTCGACTACCATGATTGGTGGATGCCGATATCAATCACAAGCACGACAATAAAAAATGCGGACTTTGGTTCGATTCCTCCAAGCAGGGTGATAACTGCAACTCGAAACAATGGCGCGAATGTTCTGTTTAGATTTTATGTCTCTGGCGTCTCTGGTACGTCTGCTGTTGCTTTCTCTGGAACATACTCATCTGACTCTGGCGTGTTCGTTGACCTTCCAGTGACTGGACAGATGGAGCTTGAGACAAATGGGGCAAGTTCCGGAGTTGTAAGTATCTCTCAGGCAGGAATAACAATAACGCCAAATTCATCGAACACTAAAAGCACTCATCGGTTTGTTGTTAGCGTTGCACGTGGGGAGCGACCGTTTGTTGATGGTGTGATTTACTAGGCTCGCTAAAATATTCGGATGCCATTGCAATGGCGATAAAAAAAGCTGTGCCGATGAGCAGATTGATTATCTCTGTTGATATTTTTTCTGTTTCATCGGTGCGGATATTGAACATGGCATTCGTATACTCGTCTAAAGTTCTTGCTGATTTGTTTTTCATTTTAATTATCCAGTTGAGATTTCGACGTAACCAAGCTAGCGCAGTTCACGAAGCGTTTCTGGATGCTTGCTTGCAACCTTAATTAAGGTTTTCGCTGCTCCAGAAGGAGACCTTCTACCCTGCTCCCATTCCTGTAGAGTACGAACGCTAACTCCCAGGAGGAGTGCGAACTCAGATTGCGCCATTCCAACCTTTGCACGAATCTCTGCAATCGGAGAAAGTTCGACCTGCGTCGAACGGGCGGCCTTCCCCTTCTTCATTTCGTCAATCGAGGCGAGGAGATCGGCCTCGAAGGTTTCAAGTTCCTTATCCATTCATAGCCTCTTTCAATTTGCTCAAGGTGGATGCTGGTAGGTTATCTAACTTCGACTTTGTGTAGGCTATCAGTAGCCAGATGGCTTGCGACTCTTCGGCGTTGTAGTAGATCACGCGCGCGCCGCCGCGCTTACCCATGCCTTGGCGAGACCAGCGAACCTTGCGAAGCCCACCCGATCCTGGGATCACATCTCCGGCCAAGGGGTTGGCTGCAATCCACGCAATGAACTCCTCCCGTTCGGGATCGTTCCAGATGCCGCCTGCATAGCGCTTGAAAATCTCGGTTTCGATGACTGTTCGCATGTCATGAATATACGGCACTGCCGTATGGCTGGCAAGCTGGATGGTGAAATGGGGCGGGATCAGGCGGTCCTGGCGCTGGACTGCGCGTCCCGGCTGGCCGGGCGATCATGGAATATCGGTCGCAATCCATTTCGCTTCGCTTGAGTTCGCGTTTCTGCTCGCATGGTTGGTATGATGCGACCTTCCATCAACTTATCTTATGGTGAATTATGAGCGGACTTGCTGAGTCATTTTCCTTCACTCCTAGCGATTGGGGCGTTTCTGTAAGAGACGGCGTTGCGGAGGGCATTTATTCATTGGGCTATGGATCATGTCATGTTCAGATCGTCTTTGAGGCAGGGGATAGAACAGAGTTTCTCGATTCTTTACCTTGGCGATTTGTCCTTCCTGTTAGTGAAATACCTGACATACGCCAAGGAGGATTCTTAGCTCATTTGTATGACAGTAATTCAGAGCAAGATTTCACCGCCTATGCATTTATAGATCCAGAAACTAAAATGCTTAATATTCAAGTAAATGGAAAGGACGTTTCATCTGAGTATCCATTTAAATGGTCTAAAGGATGCTCATTGGCTATAAACTTTAACTATATGACGAAGTAATTTTTCAGATAAATAGAGGCCCGCCTAAGAAGCGGGCTTTTTTATTTCAGGAGAGCGTATGCCCATCACCGAGCAGCAATTGCTGCAGATCCTCCCGAACGCCGGCCCTCGAGCCGGCGTTTTTGTTGGTGCGCTGAACCGCGGGATGACGCGCTTCGGTATCACGTCGCCGGTGCGCGCGGCGGCATTCCTCGCCCAGGTCGGCCACGAAAGCGGCCAGTTGACCCGCCTGGTGGAGAACCTCAACTACAGCGCGCGCGGCTTGGCGGCGACCTGGCCGAGCCGGTACCGCGATGCCGACGGCCAGCCCAACGCCCTGGCGCAGCGCCTGGCGCGGAACCCACGGGCTATCGCCAACAACGCCTACGCCTCGCGCAACGGCAATGGCGACGAGGCGTCCGGCGACGGCTGGCGCTTCCGCGGGCGCGGCCTCTTACAGATCACCGGCCGGTCGAACTACCGCGCCGCCGGCGCCGGGCTGGGCCAGCCGCTGGAGGCTGAGCCCGAGCTTCTCGAGCAACCGGAGTGGGCGGCGCTGTCCGCCGCCTGGTGGTGGTCGACGCACGGCCTGAACGACCTGGCCGACCGCGGCGAGTTCGCCGCCATCACTCGGCGCATCAACGGCGGCACGAACGGCCAGGCGGAGCGCTTGGCGCTGTGGGAGCGGGCCAAGGCGGTGCTGTCGTGATCTCGGCCCGCGTGATTTCGATCGCGCTGGCCTGCCTGCTACTGGTCGGCCTCGGCACCGCTGGCGGTGTCTGGATCGGCGCGCGGCACTACCGGCCGCAGCTCGATGCTGCGCTGGCGGATCTGGTCGCCTGCCGTGCCGCCCGGGGCAGCCTGGAGGCCTCAGTGGCGGAGCAGGTCCGACAGGTTGCCGCGCTGCGCCTGGCCGACGAGCAACGCGCCCGGGATGCCGCGCAGGCTGTGGATCGGGGACGGCAGCAGGCCGCGGAGCAGTATGCCGAAGCCCAGCGCCTGGTACGTGAGCGAACCGCCGGTGAGCAGTGTGCGGCCGCCGAGGCGGTCATTAATCAGGAGTTGGGCCTATGAAACTGCAGGCGTGGCGAAAGACTGCAGGTGCAGCGATTTTCGGCAGGTGCAGCCGAAAGGCGCAGGTGGTGCAGGTGCTGGGGTTGGTGTTCGCGCTGGCGGGATGCGCCGGCCAGGTCGAGCCTGAGCCGCGCACGGTGCGCGTAGAAGTGCCGGTGGTGGTGCCGTGCCGAGTGCCGGCGGTAGAAGTGCCGGCATGGGCAGCGGCTGGGCTGAAGAAGAGCGACGACCTACAGACCAAGGTCCGTGCGCTGCTGGCCGAGCGGCGGCAGCGGATTGGTTACGAGGCGCAGCTCCTGGCTGCGAATCAGGCCTGTCAGGATTAGGAGTAGACTACGGCCTTTTCCTACGGAGCAGGGCGATGCTGGTGATTCGATTGGCGTCCTCAAACGACCTCCGGCGTACTGCGGCAATCCTGCCTGCCGAGCCCAAGGAAGGCCAGACGGTGGACGTATCGATCTGCGACACCGCGCACTCGCCAGATGGATGGATCGCCGTCGGCGCAGGCGTAGCAGCCTACGAAGCGGAGCGCTGAGGCTCTATCAGATGGGCGCCCTGGTTTCGGACGTTCCCAACTGCTGGGTCGACCGCGTACCAGGTGAACGCCTCGCTCGGCTCGCCCTGCATCAACACGATCTCTTCTGCGCGTTCCGGCGGCGTCGCCGGGTCCAGCCACTCGCGGGCCATCTCGGGCGATAGCACGACGGGCCGCCGGTCGTGAATATCTACCAGGCCGCCGGCGCTATCGGCGGTGATGATCACGAATCCATGGTGATCTGCCGGTTCGTCATCGAGGCCAGGAAACTGGCCGATGGCCGCGCATAGGATCGGACTCCCGTCCCGGTGTTGGATGTGGAACGGTTGTTTCCGCGCCTCGCCTCCATCGACCCACTCGAACCAGCCCGAGATCGGCGTCAGCGCTCGGTGTTTCCACGCGGTGCTGAAGAAGCGTCCATGCGCCACCTTTTCAACCCGAGCGTTTATCGGCGCCGCGCGATCCCTGGCCCAGAAGGGCCGCCAGCCCCATCGAATCGGCTGAGCTACAAGCGCATCGCCTTCGAGCCGTAGCGTCGTCACCGCCGTCGACGGCGCGACGTTGTAGCGCTCGGGCTGCTCGCCGACAAGGTTGACCAGCGCGTTGGGCATCGACAGCGCGTCGACGAATTCGTGAAGTCCCGTGTACTGCGAAAGCCTGCCACACATCGCATCGCTCCGGCCGAAGTGGTGCGGTAAGGGTAGTTCAGGTGGGCCAACGCCACGGCCGGAAGTCGCTGGGGATCTGCTCGACAAGCAGCAGCGTGCCGCCGGCGTCGAGTTCGATCACGAGGCCGCGCACAATGCCGGCACGCTCAAGCGCCTGGCCCAGGCGGAGGTATGTTATCCCGTCGAGCGGATCCCGGCTGATGTAGCCCAGGCGCTGTCGTGCGGGTGCGGGCCCGTGGTAGATGCCCTCGTCGTCCACGCTCCCGACGACGACGACGCCGTCGAGCACGTCGTAGCAGCAGTCAGAGCAGTAGTGCGTCTCGCGCGTGATGCCGTGCTCGATCGCCCATCCGTACATCCCCAAGGCGTCGGTGACCATGTCGTGGCGGTCCTGCAGGCCCACGATTCCGCACTGGTAGAGTTCGTTTGCCTCGCCCACCAGGTACAGGTACTGCTCATCCGCGGCGTACAGCCAGGCGGCATGCTGCCGTATCGCGGCGAGCCATTGGGTGACGCGCTGGTGGTGGCAGATGCGGGGGTCGGAGTAGGACAT